TTAGGTGTTGTAATAATTTATAAGTATCAGCTTCATTAAATACACCGTTACCATCAACGTCAGCATTCATAAATTGAATCCCATACCCAAATTCATTACCACTTTCATTTCCAAATATCCCACCGTTTGATAATTCCTTAAATGCTAAGAATACATCTGACACAGTTACTATACTGTTGTATAATGTATTTAAGTCATTTTGATTAGTTGTTAATTCAATACCATGTTGTTTAAATATTGTGTTTGGGGTAAATGTAAATTCGGCACGTAATCCCCAAAAAAACCCAGCTCGTCTTATATTAGATGTAAATGATGAACCTGAAAAATTAAGTTCTGTTGGTGTATAAATCCAATAAGCAGCCCATGTCCCATCATCCCATTGATAAGTTACAGGCCCATTCCACAAATCAAATAATTGTAAACTCGTAACACTATTTGCTGAAATGCCTTGTGGAAATTCTCTTTTATCAACTAAAATTTGGTATCTCTGGTTTTGTGGTTCATAATCATATACTACACACCATTCTACTTGTCCACCTGTTGTTGTTGCTCTTACTCCACCACCATTTACTTTTACAGTATCTAAATCGTTTGTGATGTCTGCTTTACCTAATCCACTTATTGCTCTTGACGTGTTAGTAGTTACGCCCCAAGTATTGTTTACAAATGTATTTGCTTTAGCTGAGAATTTAGTTTCGTCTATATTACCACCAAAATCAAAATTAAATCTTGCTGTTAATACTTCACCATTTGAATGTGTTACACTATTAGTATAGAACTCAGTAAATGTAGCATCATCTGGGTTAGTCCAAGTTCCATATTCAATTACATAAGGGCAGCTAAAGTTATTTGGTAAATCGTTCCATTGAGAACCACCACTCCATTTAGTTACAGCATAATCTTCATTACCAGCATTGTTTGGTTCACCACCCGCCCAGTTGTTATATTGTCCAGCTATATTTCCAGCAAATTGTCCATTTGATGTTTTAATTAAAGTTCCAGCTTCAGGACCAGCATCAATTCTCCATTGTCCTTCGACTGCTTCATCAGTTAGTGCAAACCATATATTACCTTGTGGAACATTATTAAATACAAATACATCTTCATCTGCTGATGTAATTGTTACTAAATATCCTCTTTGTCCTTTAAATGTAGTGTTTAATGCTGCTGCTCTAGCATTTGTATAAGTTGTTCCTTGTGATATTGGTCTATAAAAGTGTCCGTTTGTTCCATTGTAAAAGAAACCCGTTGGATTTACAGTTGCTGCTACTGATAATGTAATATTACCTCTTACTGAGCCTGTATTTACTTTTAGAGATGCTAATGCTGTATTGATATTAGCCATTGTTCCCGTTACTACTAAACGAGTCTTATTACCAGGTAATGTGAATCCACTTGCTGCGGTTAGACCTGTTGTTGTAGTTAGGTTAAATGTTGTACCTGTTGGAGGATTAACTAAACTGATTGATGCTAATAGAGTTGCAGTTGAGTTAAATTCACTTAAAACAAATCCACTAGCATCTTGTCCAGTTGTAGAAGGTAAGAACGATTTAGAGTCCGGAGCAGATACACTCTGTCCGAACCCTAAAAATGATATTAATAAGAATAATGTAACTAATATTTTTCTCATACTATTCAACTATTAATTCTATCTTTTTACCAGTCGCATCAACTGCATCTGCTAATACCGTATAGAATAAACCTGCAGTGTTACTTAAAGGTACTTTAGGTGTGAATATTAATTTATATGGAGTACCAACTTTAATTCTAGCTGTTTTTAATTGGTCAATTGAACCGAATGTTAATCTACCATCATTATGTGTTGAGAAATTTGTAATGGTAGAACCAGCATCAAATATAACATCTGTTAATGTTAATTTAGTACTGTCGTACTGCATGATCACTTCTAAACCAGCTAAATCCGCTTTAGTTAAGTTTGCTGATAATGTTACTTTATTACTTTCAATTGCTGAGGTTAAACTTAATGTTGCTTTTTCCAATACTGGTGCTTTATAAGACATAGTACCAATTTTTATAGTTTCACTCATGTTAGCTGAATTTGTAAAGACACCACTTGATATTCTTGCAGCGATTGTATCAGGATGAGATGAATGTGACCAATCTAAGTCACCACCCCAAGCAAATACAGCGTCTACAGTTTGTGCTGGTTGGGTAATATATACTCTATACCTTGAAGTACCATCTAACCAACTTTGATTTAATAATCCACTGTGCCATCTCCAAGATGTAGATGTTGATGTTGGAATGAAAGCATTAGCAGATACATCAATTCCCATTACGTATGCAAATGAATAATAAGCATCTGCTTCAGTAAATGTCATATCGTTTCTAGTCACATTACCAATTCTTCTTTCAAGTGTAGGTCTTGTAAAGAATGTACTATTACCTGCTATATCAGTTTGAGAATGTCCTAAAAATGCTCTATAGGCATCTGATACAGTTATTATATTGTTCATCCAACTTTTAGATGATGAGTTTCCAATGAATACACCTAACGAATCACCAACTTTAACACCTGTTGTGAATATAGCCTCGCCACTACCATCTAATGCCTTTTGTTGAAGTGGTTGTTGTGACCAATCAATATCTCCACTGCCATCAGTTTTTAATCTCATTAACTGAACTGAATGATCACTAATGTTATATCCAGATGGGAATAATACTCTTACTTTAAAGAAAGATGTATTACCACTTACTCCAGTAATTGATAGAGGAACTGATGTTGTTCTTACAAATGGGATATTATTACCACTTGCACTATCTAATGCGTATGATAAGTCTAAATCATGAAAATTCTGGTATGTGTTTTGGTCTTTAAGGATATATCTTTGGGTTGCTATCACGCCATCTATACTTCTGTCTGCTCTTTGGATTGCTAATTGTCCAACGTTCCAATCTGCGTTTACAGCATATGACCAAGGTGTAGCTTGATACTGACCATATAGCGATGTATCGCTTATATTTGATTTAGGTGTAAATCTGTAGTTAGTCCAACCAGTATAGAATGTTTGAGCTTGACTACCTTGTGAGAATGTAGTTGATAAATAAGTTAAAGCCTTATTGTTAAATTGGTATCTTAACCAGAAATAACGTGGTTTAGTTATACCTTTATCTACGGTATATGTTACAGTTACAGTATCACCTACTTTGTAAGGTCCAGCAGAAATAGATTGGTTTACAACTATCTGAGCGTTAGTTGTTATGGATACTATAAGTATTCCAATAAGAATTAGTAATTTTTTCATTTTATTTTTCTAATAGTTTTGTGATTAATTTGTCACAACCTTTCTTAAGCGCATTACTTAGACTTGTTTGGTTGAATTTACCACCTTCATCTACTATCAGAGTTGACATAGAGATTTCAGATGAGCTTTCTTCAACGATAACCTCTTTTTCTTTGATACCGTCTTTGTATAGGATACCTTTTAAACGAATAACGACTTCTTGTTCGTTTTTATGAAATACAGATACGTTCTTTTTAGTAGTTAGAACGTCTAAATAAATGATTTCTACTTTTAGTTTATTTTCAGCTTCAGGAGATAAATTCAATCCTTTTTCTTGTAAGTATTCTTCTAATACATTCTTAACACCAAATTCTAAATTGCGGTTACCTGCTAATTTACCGATAACTACTTTGTTAGTTACACTTTGAACCCAGATATGTTCATCTGCATCATACCATATATTACCAGGACTATTTTTAAATGTCCCATCAATTTTATGACTAATTGCATTAGACATTTGTAAATTTTCGTCGTAAGATTTAAAGAATTGACAATATACGAAGTATAATTGTATTGCTAGGCCCGTGATTATAAGCGCTCCGAATAGAAATAATACGCCTTGCGCAATCCGTTCGCGTAGGCTTATGGCCGTTGTAACTGGTTTTTGTTGCATCTCTTAATTTTTAATGTGGTTAATTATAAATATAGAGAAAGAGCAACCAGCTACGGTTGCTCTAATTGGTGGAGATGACGAGAGTCGAACTCGTGTCTCAATAATGAACAATAATACCAACGTCTCACACGCTTAGTATAACAGTTTAATCTTACTACTGTTCCAGAAGAATTGGGGCCATTTGGTTAGAATAGCGTTCCACCAATTCGTTGATTAATGGGCTCAACGAATAAAGCCTTTGTAAACACTTCTGTTCCTAGGTTATATGTGCACCGACCCGAGTTGGACTAGGCAGCTACTGCGTAATCCGCACCAACGAAAGACATCATATCTTCGAAGGTCATAGTAGATAATTCTACAGTTATTGTTTCGCAAGGTTTTAAGGACTTATCTTACTTTGTCCGCGTGTGGTATTACCTCCGAATTACTGATCAAATACCGGAACATCCCCAGATGTTTTTTTAGATTTTTTATCTAATATTTTTTTAACTTCAGCGCACAGTTCATATTCTTCAAGTGCAATTAAGTCGTTTAAGCAATTAGATAATAATTCAGTATATTGCGATTTTTCAATATTAAATATCATACCACTCATATCCTTGAATGTGATATCGAATATTTCAATTCCGTCTTTATTTCGTTTATATGCGCTAAGTACACATTTAACCATTTTAAGAATCAAATCGCTATTCCTATCTTTCATCATTTGAAAGAATTCACGTTGATCCTTTAACATTAAACAGTGACATGCCATATCAATAACTATTGGTGCCCCCAGCGGGAATCGAACCCGCACTCGCTTTTTCGGCGAACAGGATTTTAAGTCCTGCGTGTCTACCTATTCCACCACAAGGGCATTAGCTGTAGGGGCTGGAGTCGAACCAGCACACAGTGATTTGATAAATGACAAATAAGCCGGCTTTGTGGTCAACCCGTATCATTTATCTATTTCATGCTCTGTGCCCACGAGACGAGTGGGTGTGTCTGCCAAGCTCTAGAGCCATTTCACCACCCTACAGTGTATTGTTTCTTCGTCTTGCTTCTTCAGCTTCTTTATAAATTCTTATCCAAGTTAAAGTAACGTCAACTACAGCTAATACTGGTGCTAGGAAAAGTACCATAACTCCATCTAATCCTGGGGCTGAATCTAATCCACCGCCTCTTAAGTCAGTTGCTCTGTAGCGTTTTACTAATTGATAAAAGCAATAAATAACGCTTATTGCGTAAATTGTCCAAAACATAATTTTTTATTTTAAATATACGAACCTAATGTTGCCCCTCAAGGATTCGAACCTCAACAAACAGTACCAAAAACTGTCGTACTACCGTTATACTAAAGGGCAGTTTGCGGAAGCTCAGGGATTCGAACCCCAGATACCGTTTCCAGTATGACGGTTTTCAAGACCGTTCCATTCAACCACTCTGGCAAGCTTCCAATTTGCTCGTCTTTCCAAGCTGTCAACCAGTGTGCTTACTTTGAGAGGCTCTTGGGTTTCGTAGTCAGGACAGGGTTCGAACCTGTATCAGCCCTCCGGAGAGCTGAGATGGAACTCCCCAAGCGAGGAGTGCTTCCTATAGTAAGCTACCTGACTATATGGATGAGGTTTAGTTGGCCGACTAAACAAAGTTTCTACTTGCTGCACCACGAGTTACACGTGACTGACGGGTGCTTCCACTTTCGTCTACTCTCATCCTTGATCCAGAAACAAGAATCGAACTTGCGACCTACTGATTACAAATCAGTTGCTCTACCTGCTGAGCTATTCTGGAATTTAGGAAAGTAGAAGATGGGTGCGTGGACATCTACTTTTACGATTGGCATTTCTAACCGATTGATATAATTCAGCATATTGCATCAGTTTTGACCTGTGTTTGTCATTGTCTTGCAATGGGGTTTACAAATCCCCTGCTGATTAATCCATTCCAATCAACCTTGTACTCTCAACGAGAATCGAACTCGTATTACCAGGATGAAAACCTGGTGTCCTAACCGTTAGACGATGAGAGCCTGCTAGTTATTCTGCTGAATCAGCAACAATTACTTGAGCAATTTTAGATTCAGATGCTGCTTTAACTTCAAAGTTAGTTTCATCTTCATCTGTTAAGAACTTTACTACTCTAGCTTCTGCTTCAGTAACTGACTGCGCGTCGACTAAATATGCAATGTTTTCCTTTTTTACCTTTCCTTTATCATCGATATCAGAAAATTGTACTTTTACTTGAAAATACTGTCCCATGTTTATTAATTTTGATATACTGAATAATCGTACAAATATGCTCTGTACTTATATAATGCTTGTGAGAATTTACCTCTTAATTTCATTTGTTCTACTGTCTCATCTTCTTGTCTTTGAGGTTTTCTGTTCATGTAATAATCAATATCATCATTTGTGATTTGATTTTCATTTGCGAACATCATCATCTTAGTGAATCCTAACGATCCGATCAATTGAACTCCTGATTTGTATGCTTGTTTAACTTCCTTTGGAATTTGAAAGTCAGCATATTTTTGTGCTAATTCGTAACTCATATTTTTATTTATTTATACCGTAAATGTACGACCTTATTTTGCCTAATCCAACAATCCTAATGCTTTCATGTTCTCTAAATGAGCTTCATCTAGATCCCAATCGTGCGAGACAGCTTTGACAGTTGTATTATCTTCGATATGACGTACTTGGTCTGGGGTAAGAGGGTCGGCCACAAGCAGAAAATAGTGGTTGTAACATAACAGCTCCAAATTATCAAGTAGGTAATTAAATTTGTTTCCATCTTTAAAATTTAATAATAGTGGTATTTTATAATCAGTAACTCTGCGTTCGCAGAAGCCACAAGCGTAACATTCTTCTCTTAAATAGTTTTCAGCTATTAATCTTGATTTTATCTTTTCAGGTGTAAATGATTCCCATCCAGTACCTGTTTCAACTATGTTTTTAACGTTTGGTGAACGTTTTCTATCAGGTAGGAATTTAGGAATACCTTTACCGCTTTGGTTTTTATGAACATCAAATAGTGAAGGCGAATTGTGATCGCTTTCATCTACCTTAAATAATTTAGCAAACGGCTTATAGTGTTGGTATGAGCAACCTAAATACTTAGCGGCAGCACGATTTGATTTCGTAAAGCGCATTGCGCGCAAAACGTCTTCCCTAGATATAGGTTTAGCTAAAGGCATAACTATTTTTTCTTTGTTTTGTTAGTTTTATTTTTTATATGGTTAACTAACATCCATAAATCAGTTGGATTATTAAGAGCAACAACTTGACCATCTTGATCAGCTAATTCATTTACAGTACCATCTGGGTTTATTCTTTCATAAACATAGAAGAATATAATTTCAGATGCTTCTTTTCCAAACTGCATTAGTATTAGGTTATCAATTATTTCATAGAATGTTTCGTCGTATGAAGTAAAGTCTAATTTAAAATCACCACCTATAATAGATGATCTAACGTTTGCTTGTTCTAGAGTTAATATGATTTTCTCAAATGTATCTCTATTAATGTCGTCTTCTGTTTTCTTTCTACGTTTTAAAACTGTATTTGCACCAATAATAGATTCTATTGATTGTTGCACTCCTTTAGCATGTTCATCCATAACTTAAATTTTAGTGATCAAATCTCTACACTCAATACACTTATCGTATTCTTCCTTTTCAGCATAATACTCAATAGCAGATTCAAGTGAGGTTTGCCATTTGTCTTTTTCTAATTCAACCGTGTATTCTGAATTACCTACTTCAAATAGTGAGATAATTTTTTTGTTTTTAGTAATTCCTTCCTTGATAGCATAAACTACCTCTTCCATAACCACTTGCTTTATTTCAGGTACTTCCGTAAGATGACTATACGGAATATCTGGAGGCAAATTTACTCTGAATACAGGTATTTTTCTCCTCATTTTTTTGGTTTTAATCATAAACTATACTGCTGGTGGAGCCTCTTCTGCTGGTGCTTCAGGCGCTACCTCACCACCACTGATTGCATTCTTAATGAATAATTTTACATCAGAGATAGGAATTAAGAATCCAATAACGTTAGAATAAGGTACATCTGTATCTTGGCTAACTGTTAAATTATATTGTTGTAAACCTTGATTTAGTTTAGCTTGTAATTTTTGAGTAGCGGCTGCCTTAGCATCACCTTCAATTGCTGATGGTAATACGAATTGTACCTTAATACCCTTTTTAGTTGGGTTGTGATTTACGTCTACTTTAAGTTTTGGTTTTAATTCAGCCATTATATGCGTTTATGTATAAATATTATAAAATTTCATCAATGATACCAAGGTTTAATGCTTGATCTGCAGTTATGTACCATTCTTTTTGTTCTTTACGTACAGTTTGCAATGATTTTAATTGTATCTCAGTATTTGCAACAATTATATCATCATATACTTTCCATAGTCGTTTACCTTCTTTTAATTCCTGTTCGTGGTATTTCATTTTCTCCTGTCCCGTATCCCAGCTCATTTCATGGTACATGAATGTAGTACGTTTAGTAGCGTAACGATAATCACCGCAAGTTGCAATAGCAAACCCCATTGACATTGCTTGACCATGTATATACATGTGTATTGGTGTAACTGATGTTTGAATTGCATCGATTATACCCATTCCATCATATACGTTTCCACCTGGTGAGTTTAGAATGAATTTAATTGGTTCACGGTTTTCGGCTGCTTTGTTTTTATCTTCGTTGTTGATTTCGTATATCAACCCCATTACTTCACATGCTATTTCATTGTCTATTTCTCCAAGTGTTATTACTCTACTTAGGTATTCCTGCTTGCGTTGAGGTGTGCGAAGGGGTTTTGACATAAACTAAAATTTTCAATAAATATATTACCAAATTTCATATTCTATATCTATATTGGAAAAACCCCAATCTTCTGTGTTTTGTGATTCCTCAAACCACTCTACCCAATCCCATACGTCATTATAGTATTGTTTTGATGGTGATGAACCATCATTACCCATTCCTCTATGTGATAAATGATATAATGGAAGATCATAATACGCCTCAAGATTAAAACCACCTAATACAGCTTTTTTCTGTACATTTGTATCTCCATAGCAAGCATACAGCATTTGTTCTTCAAATCCTTTAATTTTATGCCATACTTCTTTACTTGCTGTTTGAAAATCACCACAGCAGTTTATTAGACTGTAGTTGTCGTTAGGGCATACTCTAGCTGGGAATATTCTAGGTTCGCTTGTTTTATCCATTTCATCTCTGAATAACTTCCAATCGAAGTTTCTATTTTCTAATTCTGAATATTCTACATCGCGTCTTGAAATAGAATAAAATGTGTTTTTATTAGCTTTAGAGATAAAATTATCTAAATTTTCTTTACTTGGAGCTACAATATCCATTGCCGTTGATGTAATCCAATCAGCATCACATCTCCTAATCATTAAATTTTGGGCCAATATAAACGCGTAAGGACTTACTTTATCATTATTATTGGTAAGTATTTTAGCCGCGTTTTCATCGATTATAAAGTGTCTTATTTTACCTGTTTTTTGTATTTGGTCACCTAATTTCCAAAGCAATGGTCCGTTTGATGATGGTGAGTTCCAATCACAGAACCATACTTGGTCAAATGTGTCTATCATTGAATTAAGACAGGCTACTACCCTTTCATCTTCTTTATAGCCATCGTTTCTACATCCCAATACTACTGCTTTTGTCATATTGTTGATACTCCTGATTTTTGAACTACTATTGTTGTGCAATATTGAGCAAACGCAATTGCCTTTTCGTAGTTTTTTGTTTTTAAATATTCTACTACTAAACCAGCTAAAAATGTATCTCCTGCTCCAGAAACGTCTTTTACAGGTACTTCTTTAGTTGGGTAATTTACTCCTCTGAAATCACATCCATATTTACCTCTAGTAACTATAACTTTATCTTCTATAACTTTATCTGCTACTATTACACTTAAATTGTTTTCGTACTCTTGGTAGTTAATTTTGATACAATTAACATCATGAGCATATTCACCTAATATCTTTTTAGTGTCTAGAAATACTAATGGATGTTGTTTTGAAATATATTCGATATCTAGTTTATCAATAAATCCTTTACAATAATCACTTATTACAATGGCATCATAATCACTCCAATCTACATCACCAATAGTTGTTTCTGGTAGTGGTTCGCATTTATCATTTTCATCTACTCTTAAAAGTAAATGATTATACTTAGAGCAAACGTATCTTATTTTTTTAATTTCTACTTTATTAGTGATAAAGTCAACTTCAGCACCTAACGCTTCAAGATTTCTAACCACATTGCCTGCCATACCTGGTGTTGATGTTTCTCTTTCAGGTACTATTACTGGTACAGGTGCTTCTGGTGCTATTCTTTCTACTTTACCGTAACGAAATATATCGGTACAGCTATCACCTATAACTAGTATCTTCATATTATCGTCTTAAAAATTTACGGCCTGATTTTACTTTAGCTCTCCAATATTCTAATAGATCATCCATTGTTTTTTCAAATGGTATTTCAGGAGCCCAACCTGTATGATTTTGGAATTTGGTAGTATCCGGTACTTGCAAATCAGCATCGATTGGTCTTAAACGTTCAGGATCAGTTACAATTTCAATATTAGGTACTGTTGATTTACTTACTAAGTAATTTAACATATCAGCAATTTTACAAGTGTAAGTACCACCAATATTGTAATATTCACCTCCAATTGGATTCATTGTTACTAACATATAATATGCTCTAACAGCATCTCTAACGTCAGCATATGTTCTTAATGATTCTAAGTTACCAACATATATTTTTGGTTCTTGTAATCCACCTTCAATCATTGCAATTTGTTTAGCGAATGTTGATTCTGAGAATACATCACCACGTCTAGGGCCAGTATGAGTAAACATACGAGTAGTCATAATTTTCATTCCATATGCCTCAGCATAATAACGACCAACTAAATCAGTTCCTACTTTTGAAATAGCATAAGGTGAAGCTGGATGGAATGAACATTCCTCATTGATTGGTAATTTTTCTTTAGGTACACGTCCAAATACTTCACTTGAAGCGCAAACGTGAATTACTGCTTCTTTATATTTTGATCGTCTTAATGCCTCTAATAAGTTAGTAGTTCCTAAAATATTAGTTTGAAGTGTTTCAACAGGCGAGTCAAATGACGTTTGTGGGTATGATTGTGCTGCTAAGTGAAATACATAAGCAGGTTTTGATTTATCTACAGCAACTAGTAGTGAAGCTAGATCATTCAAATCACCATACACTAATTCAATACGCTCTTTACTATTGATTTCAGTAGATAGGTGCTCAATGTTTTCTAGTGAATCATTCCAACGAGCTAAACCGTATATTTTCCAATCTGTATTTTCTAGGAGGTAGTCCGCTAAGTGCGATCCTACCATCCCTGTAATTCCTGTAATTAATACGTTCATTATTTATTATTTTTATACCATTCAATAGTCTTCTCTAATCCTTCTCTTAATGATGTTTTAGCTTCCCAGCCTACTTCATCTTTAATTCTTGATACGTCTACTAAACGAACTGGTATCATTGTTGGCTTTGTTGTATCGTAGTTGAATTCTGGTTTGTATCCGTAAATGTCTGTAATAATTTCTACTAATTCAGTTACAGTTGTTCCTTTACCTGTAGAGGCGTTATATGGTCTTCCTGTAGGTGCTTTTTCTACTACAGTCATAACAGCATCAACTACATCATCTACATAGATGAAATCACGAGTTTGAGTTCCATCACCCCATACTTCAAACGGATTCATACCAGCATCTGCTTTTAGAATCAGTTGAGGAATTGCATGTCCATTTTCATTGAATGCATCGTGTGGACCATAAATTGCAGTTGTACGGACAACTCCGAATTTGGTTTCTGAAATGTCTTGGTAATAGCGAATTACTTGTTCTACATAGCGTTTCATCCAACCTACACCTCTGTATAGTTTATGAGGTTCAGCGTCGTATGCTTCATCTTCATTTACAGGGTGAGAAACGTCAGGATACATAGTTGAACTACCAATGAATCCGAATAATGGAGTTTTACTTCTAACAGCAGCATCAATCATGTTGATTGAAGTGAATAGATTGTTTCTTACTAAATCTAAAGCATTTCCGTACTCTGTTTGTCCTTTAGCTCCTCTAATGAAGGCTACAAAGTTAAATACTACATCAATATCTTTTAATACCATCATACAATCTTCATGTTTCATAAGATCGCACTTTACTACTTCAAGATTTGGTTGAGGGTCAATCTTTAATCCTCTATTACTATATACTGTGGCTCTAACGTTAGCGCCTTCAGCTAATAATCTTTTAACAGCAGCATGACCTGTAATTCCAGCAGCACCTGTTACTAATACATTTTTACCAGTGTAAAATTCCATTTTTTATTTATTTAAAATATTAAATCTATTATCTACTATATCTTTATTTGCTATGAACCATTCAATAGCATCTACTACTCCTTCTTTAAGAGATACTTCATTTTCAAAACCATATGATCTAGCTCTTTCCATACTAAAGATACGTTTAGCATCTCCTGAAGGTTTATCAGTTAACCATTTAATTTCTTTTCCAAAGTATTCTGCTACGATTTCAGCTAATTGTTTAATAGATACTCCTGAACCACTACCAATATTAAGTGGTTTGGTTATTTTATTTTCAACAGCAAATATCATTCCGCGAGCTACATCTTTAGCATGAACGAAGTCTCTAATTGATGAACCATCACCCCATACTTCAATAATATCGTTTTCAGCTGCTTTTCTAATCAATGAAGGAACTACCATTGAGTTTTTAGGATCGAAGTTATCATAAGGACCATATACATTAGCTGGTCTGATAATTGAGCATTTACCTTCACCATGTTGCTTTTCATATGCTTCACATTGTAATTCTCCCATTCTCTTAGCCCATCCACCATACCAGTCGTTTCTAGATGGAAAACCATCCCAAACAGCATCTTCATAGAATATTTCAGCTGGGGTGTAAACACCAACTGTACTAGTATATAGGAACCATTTTACACTTGGAGTTGTTAATGCTGCTTCAATCATATTAGTATTGAATTGCATCATTGGACCCATAATATCGAATGGTTGTTCCATTGTTACTTTAGGTGAACATTTAATTCCAACTAAATTAAATACATAATCCATACCTTCACAAGCACTAACACAGTCATTAAACTGTCTTAGGTCAATTTTAAGGTGAACTACTCCTTCAGGTAAATCTGCTTTGTTAAGATCGGCAACATATACTTTAGCTCCTCTTTCAAGTAATAATTTTACTAATTGGCGGCCAATCATTCCATTTCCACCTGTAACTAGTACTTTTTGGTCTTTAAACATTATTTAATTTTTTACAAAGTTCGATAATTTGCTCTTCTTTTAATTCAGGATGATTACCTATATAAAGAGCGTTCTCGTGAATATAATTAGCTTGTGCTAATACTCCACTTATTTCGTGAGAGAATTTTTTAAGATATGGCTGACGAGCTTGGTTTCCACCACCTGCGGTTCCTAGTCTGTATTCTACTCCATTTAAATCTAAAACATCACATACGCTGCTATAGTCATCATTGATACGTAATCTATCTCTAGTAATACTTTGCATTACTAATGGTAAAGCGAAGTTACTATTACCATCTGTTTTAAACGATGTAATAAATTTACTTGGGTTTAGATGTTTTAACCAAGTATCAAGATTCTTTCTACGACACTCGATGTTATAATCTAAACGTTTTAGCTGTTCTAATCCTAATACAGCATTGATTTCAGTTGATCTCATATTAAATCCAGCTACAGCGAATGTGAATAATGGATTTAAGTCTGGGTTTGTTAGTTTATATCTTTCTTGTAGTTCAGGTGATGCTTCTCTAGTCATACCATGTGAACGGAATAATTTAGCTAAATCGTATAATTTATCATCGTTAACACATACAGTACCACCTTCAATTGTTGTAATGTGGTGTCCAAAGTAGAATGAGAATAAGCTAATATCACCAAATGATCCTACTCTTTTATCTTTATATTTTGCACCGTGTGCTTCACAACAGTCTTCAATTAGTAAGATATCATTGTCTTTTGCTATTTTGATGATTTCATCGTTAATAGCATTAAATCCTAAAGTATGAACTAATACAATTGCTTTAGTGTCTTTAGTAATAGCTGCTTTAATATTTTCAGCTGTGATATTGAAATCATCTATACTAACATCTACGAATACAGGTTTCATTCCTAACTGCACTACTGAAGATATATCAGATACCCATCCAATTGGAGGTACAATTACTTCACCTATACCTTTTAATTCCTTTACCATTGCAATGGAAATGAAATTAGCAGATGCACCTGAATTTACCATTACTGAATGCTTAACTCCTAACCATTCAGACCATTGTTTTTCAAATTCTTTTACTTTAGTTCCATTAGTGAAACGCTCACCATAGAGACAAAAGTCAGATAATACTTTTCTATCACTTTGAGTGATGTTGTCATTTATTAAAGGCCAACTATATCCCATTTTTTATTTGTTTTAGTTTTTCAAGTATTTTTTCAGCGCTTGGGGGTAAATTATCTACTGATGGGTAGAAACCAGCTGTTCTTGGTTCTAGGCCCAAGGTATGAACTCTCTTGGTGGTAACCAAACTTAATTCATTAGCCATGCTACTAGCTACACCTTCAACATAGTCATCATCCGTAACTAACCCACCATGTCTAGAGCGGTTAAGCGCTTGAGCCCATAATGGACTAATTTCAAATGGTCTAATCCATACCTGATGTATTATATTTAATTTAATATTCTCTCTACCTGCTAATTCAACCAATTTAGCCATTTCTAAACGAGTGATTGATACTGGAAATATAGTAAAGTCAACTTCTTCTTCATGAATGATACTTTCTAATTCTTCAGTATTGTCATATGACTTTCTATGTTCTGAGATATAATATGGTTCATCTTCACTCATATAGCAATCGTAAGCGTATTGGTATTCTTTAGGTGTCATAGGCGCTATTACATTAATACCAGGCATACGGCTAACTAGTGAGTGATGAGATGATCCTGCGACAGGACCTACTCCACCTTCCATTGCTATACTTCTTACAAGTATAGGGCAAGGGCGATTCCATATTTCTTTTGATTTAGCAGCGTAGTTAACTACTGATACTGCATTATACCATTGAAATCCTTGATAACGGACAACGTATATTGGTCTTTCACCTGCTAATGCTACTCCAGTTACTATTGATCCTCCAGCTACATCAGCCATAGATAATTCAACCATACCATCTTCTTCATATAATTCAGGTAAGGTACCACCTACCCAACCTACAGCTGTAAGGCACTGTCCGTAACATTTACCTTTACCTTCGGTAAGGTGTTTTCGTGTAATTTCTTTTATTGTATCCCTAACTGTTGTTCCCATAACGTTTCTACTAGTTGTTTGTTTTCTAAATCAATTTTAGTTGCTTCTTCTCCTAATGCTTTAAGTTCATTATTGTAGCGATCGAAGTTGTCCCCATCTTGACCTGCACCTGAATGCCAGTATTTTCTATTGGTGTTGATGTTTAATAGCATAGGGCCATTAAAATTATAATTTTCAAGGTGCATATTAATCACTAATGGATCATCTTGTATATTAACTGCTTTCATATTGAATGCTTTAGCTACAGCATCCATTTCCCAATTACGTCTTACTTTCTTTTCAGTTAATATAGATAAGTTATTATCTTCTACTATGAATAAGATAGGTAAGTTTTTAGTTGAAGCCCAACCTAAAGCACCCATAACGTAATCTTCCTCTGCTGAAGCATCACCCATAGTTACGATGGTTGGTTTGCGAGTGGAGTAACAATGTCCTACAGCAATAGGAACTTGACTACCCATTAACCCATCATGTCCGAATATATTCTTTTCATGTGAATGAATAGAAGCTGATCCTCCCATTCCACCAGCACATCCTGTTTTTCTACCTAGTAATTCATCAATCAATTCAATTGGTGAAGCACCAAATGAAAGGTATGTTGAATGTCCTCTATGTTGAATGAAGATATTAGGTTCAATACCTTTACTCTCCATTATAGTAGCTATACTAGCAGGAATATATTCTTGTCCTGCAGATAAATAAACTGGTATTTTAATATTTTTATTTTGTACGTTTTTATAAACTTCATTTTCGAAGTGTCTACAAAACGACGCTTTTTTAAAAGCATTTAGTCTATAACTCATTTTCTACAAATTTTAAAGTATCATTCCAATTTACGAAACGATAACCGTTGTCATCAATATATAGTTCAGCTCTTGGTTTTTCACTAGTAATACTTTTAATGTAATCAGCAATACCATATTTTACAAACCACTCTCTTACTAACACAGCACCTGTTTTACCATCCACTAATGGACGATCAGGTTTTGCTTTAGCAGTAAAAATAACAATATCATAATTTTCAGCTAATTTCTTTATTGCTTCAATAGCGCCTGGGAGTGGGTCTCCATAACATGTTCCATCTCCCCACCCTTGATTAGCATTATGTAATACACCGTCAAAATCAACTGCAATTACTACTCTGTCGTTTTTATATCCAGGAGGATAAAAATTAGCCATTTTGTTGTTTTATTATCATTATTAATGTACTAGGATCTACTGCTGTAAATACCTCAGTTAATTCTTTAATTGTTGAAGATAATACTATATCTCCAGGACCTGCTACTTTTTGGTTGTAGTCAGTTATTAATCCACCTTTTAAAAACATTACATTTAATGAATCGTCTATATCTGCAAATTCATTTACATCAGTAATATGTTTAACGTCAAGTATACAGTTAGCAAAGTTATATACTTCTGGGGTGTCTTTAATCCATAAGCAATCTTCTGCTTTAGGTATTTCGAAGGTTTCATCTTCATATGGTTTACCTTCTCTACCATAGCTATCTTTGAATCTAACCAGATCTTGTTTGTCAACTGGTGTTTCGATTTCAAATATCCAAGCACCTCTTTCATCAGTTGCCTTCGTTGAGTGGAATAATCCTTTACGAATCATTACCTTATTAGTTGGATTAAGCTGATTTGTGTTGTTTAGAAACGATGTCTCAGCTTGCCCATCTAATAATATCAACCCAGTTGTTTTGTTTGGGTGGCAATGAAGAGAGGTAGCGTGGTTATATTTGATATATAGAAACCAAATAGCAGCATGCTCATTTTCATAAGCAAGATACTCATAGCCCCAAGGCTTCTTAACTACATTTGTATTGTAATTACTCATTGGTTGATTTTCTTTCGTTGTGTACTTGATAAGCTGTTCTCATCCAGTCACCCATAAAGTCATAGTGTGGACATGAAATGATATTACCATCTACTACTACAGGACCTCTACTATAAGTAGCACCTGCATTCTCGATATCTACATCAATTGAATAGTATCCTGAAAGTGTTCTACCTTGTAATATTTTAGCTGAGATTAATAACTGAGCTCCATTACAAACGGAGAAAATTGTTTTATCAGCTGCATTCCATTCTCTAATGAATTGTAATACGCCTTGTTCTTGTCTTACCTTTTCAAGTGCTTTAACACCACCTGGTACTAATAGGATTTCGTATTCGTTTAGGTATTGTTGTCTTGTTGCTTCATCTAAGAAGATAGATGTTTCAACATCACAAGGCATGTGTGTGCCTAATGAGCCCCAAATTTTACCTACTTTATTTGCCATTAATGTTACCTCATAACCAGCTTCTTTTAAACTGTAATAAGGATAAATTAATTCATGGTCTTGGAATTTTTCCCAAGTAATAATAAGTGCTTTTGCCATTTGTTTTATTTTTATAAATTTAATTAATTTTTTTCACCTCTCCAAATTATCTATCACGTTTAGATAAAATTGGATTGTTTATAGGCCAATTTATTCCTATTCGTTCATCATTCCACTTCACAGTAAATTGTTCATCTACGTCAGGATAATTTCCTGGGTATGACCATTTGTAGAAGAATACAGCATTGGGACTTAATACTAAATGCCCATTCGCGAACATAGGTGGTACTAATACTGACTTTTTATTTTTATCTGTTAATACAATTGAATCCCATTTTAAATAATTGGGTGATTCAGGGCGACAATCAACTACAACCAAATATACTTCACCGTGTAAACAGCTAATTAATTTAGTTGATTTTTTATCTCCGTGTAATCCTCTCAATACGTGTTGTCTTGAAACAGATGCTTTATCGTGATTGAAAACTACATCCCAATCATCTTGATCAAACACAGTATACAATTCACCTCTATAATCTTCAAATGAATCTGCTTGGCGTACTATAACTTCTGGAAATATCATAAATTGTTTGCTTGTATAAATGAATCAAAAAATTGTGTTGCTTTATTTTCAACCATATCTAATTTAGCTACCTCATAATTATAATCAATATAAGGTTTCATATGGTTATATAATTCGGGTGTTAAAGAATTTAAAATCTGAATTAATTCAAGCTCATTATTAAACCTAATAATGCCTCTTTCATCATATCCAAATTCACTTATATTAGGACAACCCCAATAGATAGGAATACATTTAGTTAGGAAGCTATCTCCTATTTTATTATACCAGTTAGTATGTTTAACATTTTCTATTATTACATTAAACATAGAATCATATAATACACGCTTGCCGTATCCTACTATATCTACTCCCTCAGGTATGTGAGATAAATCTTTACTATAATTGCTATAACCAGGTCTAACTCCATTTTCTTGATCGTAATCCTCTAAGGTATGAAACCATTTTTTAGGTATTGATACTTGATCTCCTAAAGAATATACTCGTTGTCTAAGGTTATGACCTTCTATAATATTTTTATCTCCTGATAAGAATGATACTTCAAATTGTTTGGGTTTATTTTCTATTGATTTTAGAAATTCATCATCTAATACTCTACCATTAAAAGTAAATCTAACACCATTAGGGCAATTTTTAAGTATAAAATCACTCCACGTTAATATAGCAGTAAATAAATTATAATTAGCTATAGCAATATTATGTAACCCGAAGAATTCATTTGGTTCAGCTATAATTAAAAAGTTATATGGGTTTTCTTCTAATTGTTTAACATTATTAGGAAATGACTCATGCCATATAGTAAAGGGCTTATCCTGGTATTTGTCTTTCAGGAAATGAAATATTGGATCAAAATTAGAGTAAAATTTAAGCATTACACTGATTGAATTTGAATTTTAGTTGATGTTGAATTGAATATTGATTGTTCAACTGAAATTTTATTAGATGAGCCAATTGCTTTTACAGTATTAGATTCATAATAAGCATAAGCATTTTCATCAAATCCTTCATCATTAGCATGAGAAAACTCACTATCAACTAATACAGCAATATCAAGTGATACTCTTGGTCCTGCATTTTCTTTAACTAATGTTCTATGAGCACATGCGTGATCCATTACACCAAGTATTTGTTTATCTAGTTGTCCTAGATATTTAAGTGATTCGTAACGAGTATTCCCTTCATCAAAGCTATCTGCTTTATGGAGGTAGTTATCATGTGGATTAATAGGTTCGTTAAATTCAACTGTATTATTAGATATATCACCTAAAATACCAATCAAAAATATAGAATCACCTTTATGTCCAACCCAAGCATCAGAATGAATCTTACTAGTGTAATAAGGTCGGCTTTTAGCTCCTTCTGACTCTAGTGTACTTTTATATCTGATATTAGGGATAGCTAATTTTTTAATGTGAGGGTAAACTCCTGTACTATTAAAAATATTATTTACTGCTTTTACAATTTCTTCAAATTCAGCAGAGGTTTCATTTTTAGGATTTAAAACACCGTTTGGAGTTTTATTAGGTAATGCTTGAATTAAAGCATCATTATCTTCTAAGAAATTATCAGTCCATGTAAATTCTTTTTCATGTACTAATGATAATGATTTGCAAATAAAATTTTGTGTTGCTTCCGTTAAAGCACTATAATCAGCATCATTAATATCATAAAATAAAACGATGTCTGTAGAAGCTACATTTTTTCCTTCTTGTGGAAAATTTGCATATACTTTTTTTCTGTTTTCAATTAAATTACTCATATGTTATTTTTTAATTTTCCAAATAATTGCTGGGTACCCTTCAATGAAGTAAGATCCACCCCATAGTCTTTGAGTGTGTATTTCAATTTTACCTTCTGCTTGTAGGCTTTCTAAATAAGATAAATATCCTTTTAAATATTTTCTTTTATTAAAGTATAAGATTGAAAGTTTATCTACTAGACTATTTTCGTCTAATATTTTAGCTTCAGGTTCAAAGTGAATACATAAATCAGGCTGCTTAGCTAAGATATAATCTACGAACTCTTTATAGTTTTCTCCAATCTGCTCTAATGAAGCACAAGTAAATATAGCTGAGTTAGGGGCAATATCAATGTTATAGTCTGGTTTAAAATAATCAAAGTTATAACCTGTTATTTTATTGTTTATTCCTAAATCATTAATTTCTTTAATAATATTTTGAGATGCTGTAGCCCAATCTAATCCAATTAGGTTAGCTTCAGGATTGAATTTTCCAAAGCGTAATAGGTGATAAGCAGGCCCGCAACCAAATTCATATAAATTAGAATAATCGGTGTCTACGAATCTATGTAAGATGGCATCAACTAAAATAATATGTAGTTTATAATCGAAGTATTCAGTTTCACATTTAACTAAATCACCTTTCCAACGAGCAACTTTATATTTGTTAAAGTATTTAGGAACTAAACTACTAGCGTCTTTATTTTGTTTTAGTAATTCTAAATTCTCATACCATCCGTTTTCCCATTTTTCTAATCTATGTTTACCTACATATTCAATATCATCGTTTAAAGTATTGATAATATCTAAGATAACACTATCACGTTCTGGTTGGGTTAATTCACTGTATGTTAAGTCAAATTCGTTAACTAATGCTTTTACATTATCGCTAACTTCAAATCCAACCACTTCTTCAATGTCTTGTACTGTTATTTTCTTCATATTATTATTTTTGGCTATCTCCTTTCCATACGCGGTATGAATCGGAATCTGAATGTGTTGTTGATACTTCGAAGATAGTACCTTCTGTTTTGGCTTCCAACTGATGAGGTTGACCTGGTCTTTGTCTTACAATGTCTCCTACTTTTAGATATTGTTCATGTACTTCTGCTGTTTCAGTATCAATCCATCTATAGATGAATTCTCCTTTATCAACGTACCATGTTTCATCTTTAATCATATGGTAATGCATACTGAATTTACATCCTGCTTTGAATATAAGCAGTTTGCCACAGTACATTTCATTATTTTCAATGATCAGTTCCTCACCCCAGCCTTTAGGTACTTTGCAACCTTCACAAACTATTGGTTTTTCCATGATATTTCCCAGTCTTTAAAATCAGCAGCTAAGCAGTCAATTTTATAGTCCTTACGTCCGCCCATTACTTCTTGAATTTGGTTTTTAGCAGTATTGCGAATACCATTCAATCCGTGAGTTAATGCTAATGCATTTGGACCTGATTTACCTGATCTTACATTTGATTCGTTATGCCAAATATGTAAGTTCATTTGAGATAATACTACAATTGCTCTGATTGTATCAGCAGTAATTGGTTCTTTACTCTCGTTAAGATGTAACTGAATATCATGTACGATGTCAGCTATTTCTTGAGCATATTCTGCTTTGTGTTCTACAATAAACACTTCTTTTAATTGTGTAATACTTAATCTATCGATTAGTTCACTTAATGTTGGGAGATACTTTCTGTCGCTCATAATGTACTGTAAAATTGGTTTTGTTTTTCTTGTCTTTTAATATCTTTAGGATGGAATAAACAGTATTCTTCTGATTGTGGGAACATAGAGTATTCATTGAACCCATCTAATCGCTCGTGTACTTTATTTATCCATTTTATTTTGCTACTATTTTTCCAAACACGCCATTGGTAATCAGGAAAATTAACCCATCCTTTATCATTAACATTCCATCCCCATTGTTGAATATGTTGTTCAGTTAAGCCTTCAACTGTGTTTATTCTAGGAGTTAAAAATACATCTACATTGTAATTATATTCTAATATTTCAGGCAATGAAGCTAATAAATGTGGATGAGGATATTCATCAGCATCAATCTGGAATATGAATTCTTTAGTGCATAGACTTTTAAGATTGTTTTTAAATGCAGCGAAATCATTATTTAATGGGCAAAGAGTAACACGAATACGTCCTTGCTCCTGTAGGTTCATAATATACCCTAGAACCTTTTTTTTATCTTCAGGGAGATGGTATTTATCATGTGGTGATGCATCCATCTGTACTATGATTTCATCTTCATCTCTAATAGATGATAATAATTGACTTAATAGTCTATCTAATTCAACATGCTCATTACAAGCAGTGATAGCATAACTGATTCTGAGCATAACATTATTTTTGTTTTTGGAAGAAGCCAATATAATCTAAAGCTTCCATAAAGTCTTTTTCTTCAAAGTGTTTAATAGTAGTCATATCTGCTTTATCATCTTTTGATTGCACACCTGCCCACTTCCAATCTTCAGTTGTTTTACCATCAGCAAATACCATTGATTTGTCTTCTAAGATTACTGTAGATGGATACCAGTTATATCCTTTATCATCTTTAAATTTAAGATCAATGTAAAGCTGAGGCATTACACCTTCAATATTTTCTAAATTGTCATCTGTGGTGGTAATGTTTGCCGTAAATCCACATCCGAAGCAACTCCATACTGTGAATTGTTCGTTTGATGCTTCGTGACAAGCATTACCTCCACATCTAGGACATATTATTAGTTGTTCTTTCATTATACTGGTTTTTTAGGTAATTCAATCTTTTGTAGTTGAGGAAGTTTAAATTCAACTTGTTTTGGGATTTTTGAATCCAATAAGCTAACTATCTCTTCAGACATTTTATCTAAATTAAATTCAGTACGTGAACGGTACGACTGTCTCTTTGCTCCATCAGTATATTTCTTATAATTCTTATAAACATCTTCAAGTGTATCAGCTGCTTTTTTATAATCAACAGTAAACCAACTTGATTCAGGCAATAACATGTCTTGTACCACTGATGAGGAATGTATCTGTGTTAATTGTCCTGGAAGTAAAGTTGACATTTCTGGATCAAGGAAATCTAAATGTCCACTCCAATTTGAAACTACTACTGGTTTTTGACTGATAGATGCTTCAATAAGTGGGCGACCATATCCTTCACCTTTAGTAAATGATACGTGTGCTTTTACTTTAGGATGATTATAAAGTATATTTACTTCTTCATCGCTTAATTCACCATGCAGTAGGTAGATACTTGGTAAATCGCCTTCAGTTGCTTCTTCAATTTGTCTAATCTTATCCAAGATAGAATCTCTATCCATAATAGAATAGTTACCAGCTGATGTTTTAAGGATAAGACCAGGGCGTTGTTTTTTATTTTTGAATGTTTCAAGAAATGTCTTAATCATCATTCCGACATCTTTTCTATCTTGTCCTATTTCACCTTGTAACCAGTGACCTACAAATAAGAAATTAAAATCTTCTTTAACTAAATCATTTAATGCTTCTACTACTTCACCTTCAACATTATCTAATTTCTTATAAATGTCTGTATTTACACCTTCAAATAATACTTCTATTGGTTTTTCAAGTGTAATTTTTCTAATTACTTGACCGGTTTGGTTATTTTTTTCTTCAAATGTACTTCCTTGAAATACCTTTTTAGCATGTTCAGATGATACTAATGTTAAATCCATTCTATTAATACCGTCAACCCACTGAGGAGCACATACTGTGGTTTCAATACCAGCAGTAATACCAATATTAAATTTACCTACAGCTTGAAACTCATTAGGTACAGTAATTTGAATCCAGCAATCTGGTTGTTTTGGAAGTTGTGGTTGTTGCCATATACAGTCCATTATTAATTTATGATCTGGATTGTCTTGTTGTAGGAATCCAAATGGAGTTGCTCCCCAACGTTGAGGTAATATTTTAACATTATATTTGTCTGATTTGATAATTGCTAAAGCAATATCTCTTGATCTAGCGCCATAACCAGAAAATGTATCAATTGGGCAGCTTATAAAAACTAGTGGTTTCATATTATTGTGCGATAACGTGTTTTACAAAATGTTTAGGTTGTTCAAGTGGTTCTACTTTCATCAATTCAAATGCATATCTAGGTTGCCACTTTTTAAATGTTTCATCAATGCCTTCAATTGCGTTTTTACACATATTAGCAGCTGTCATCATTGATTCATCTGAATGAACCCACTCGTGAGCTTGTTGACAAACTGTATTATATAAATCCGGTTGATCCATTTTCAATCTATATACCTTCATTATTTGCTCAGCTATATCATGTGGTTCAGCTCTATCATCAAAGATATAAGGTGTTGGAATTGATCCAACTAAACTACGGTTTGAAGGGAATACTGGGAAAGCCCAACTACCATGTTTCTTATATTTGCCTCTATGGTTTGAACCGAATTCTTCAGTGAATTTAATCCACTCACCATTTTCGTCTTCAAAACGCATTTGGTCTTGCATACCACCTGTTACAGTAGCGATGATTGGTTTACCACATATCATTCCTTCTGTTAATGATAATCCCCATCCTTCATTTGAGCTGATAAGAGCTACTGCATCAGCTGTATTGTAAAGTAGGTTCATTATGTTGGATGGATTTTTACCTGTTGAGAATGCAATATTGTATTGAGGTAGTCTTCCAAATAACATATCTTTTACTGCTGGTAGATCTGTTCCATTCTCATCCATTGGTTGGGTATGGAGTGTAAATACACACTTTTTAGCTTCTTCCAATGGCAACTGATCAATGAATATTTTCCAAGCTAGCATCAAATCAGGAACTGATTTACGGCGAATGTTTCTAGCATTGTAAAGTAAATTAAAATCATATTGCTCACTACCATAAAGTGCTTTCTTATATTCTTGTAAAGCTAAATACTCAGGATGTTCTGGTTTAATAGGGAAGAAGAAATTTTCATTAATCCCGTGTGGAACATATTTAATTACTTTTTCAGCTGCCAACTCAGGTCCTAATACACAATGATTAAGATTTTCAGTTTGCTTACTAATAGCTAACAGAGCATCACATGATTCATAGAACGACTTATTGTACATTGGATAAGGTAGATCATCCCAAATATTTAAATAAATAATTGGCATTTGCTTTCTAATCTCATGTTCAATTTGAAATAACCAAATCCAATATCTTGGATCTGTAAACATCATCAATGCGTCTGGTTTTTCAACCTGGATTAGCTGTCTAATTAATTCTGGTGATCCATATCCATCTGTTGGATATAGAAATACACTTGAATCAGTAATACCAGCATTGTTGTTAGTATCTTCACTGAGATCAAAGCGTTTACCTTTATCAGGGTGGGTAATTGCTCCACCTACATTTATCCAGTTGTAGTGATGAGCAGTACCAATAACGATTTCACGAGCCATAGTGGAAATACCACTTGTCATTCGGATGTCGTCACATAACAATAAGATTTTCTTACGTTTTTCTTGCGGAATATAACCTTCTTTCATAAACTAATTTAAATACTTCCTGTAAATTGTGTGTCTAGTTGATTGTGAATTGTTTTTCTGAAATCTTCATTTGTTAGGTATAAGTACATTGAGCGTTCTGTTAATTTTTGTACGCTGAATTTGTATTTTACACATGCAATTTTGAATTGCTCAAATAAATCTTCAGGAACTTTCACGCTTGTTAATTGCATTTTGTTTCCCATAATATTATATTTGATATAAATATATACGACTATACGGAGGACGCAACTTTATCGCAAAGTTCTGGTGAGTCTTTATAAGGGCACCATTTGCAGCTGCTTTCACCTACATTTTTAAGGTACGACTTTAATTGAGGTTTTCCACCTTCATCAAAGCAATCTTTAATAAATGATTGAAAGTTATCTACTGCTTGTTTACGCTTATTTTTCCCACTTGCTGGTTTGAAGGATTGGGTTCTAGGGATAGCATATTCGGATTGTTCCCAGATTTTTCGTTTAACGATGAAGTATTCGACTTCGATTTTTTCAACATCCGTCCCAAATTGTTTTGAAAAGTACTCCTTGTATAGTAAGATTTGAGCAATTTTACTATCGTCTTTCTTTTCTTTATCGCTCCATCCTCGTGTTGATGTTTTGATGTCATATATGTAGATTTTATCTAATTCTTCATCGTATAGTACGAAGTCAATGAAACCTTTTAAATAAACGTTGTTAGCTACATTTAGTAATAGGGGTATCTCTATACCAAGTAAGCGCATTTTACGTATAGTAAATAGTTTATTACGGTTTTTCTTAATAAATGTTAATATCGCTACTGCATCATCGAAGAATTCACCCATTTCCTCAGCATTGGTGAAGTGTGCACCTGCTGCTTTATATTCTTTAGCATATACCTCTGCAAATTTAGACTGGAATAAGTTAATTAAATCCATTCTATCAGCTGCAGCTCCACTCTCATTATACATTACTGTAATGTAGTCTTGTATCGTTTCGTGAAATGCTGTTCCGAATACAGTGTGTATGCTAGCCTGGTATGGTTGTTTGTTCTCTACGTAAGTAAGATACCACTTATGAGGACATGACGCCCACATAGAAAACTGAGAATAAGACACGCTTCTTTGGAATGCATGATTAATCTCAGGTTTCTGGTAGTTTTTTATTTTAAGCTCTATCTCAGATAACTTTTTCTTGGCTGCCACTTATTATTAAGTCTTGTTTAATTTTTTCTAAATATAAGATAGCATCCATATGCTCTTGTTTAGCATGTTCTATCCATTCTATTAATTCTAAATCAGTACGATCTAAATCAACACCATATTTTGCTTTACCTTTTTTAGAACGATCAATAAATTGACCTATAATGGATGTTACTATTGAATCAGGTTGGAATGTATCTTCTTGTTGTTGTTCCATTTCGACTAAATAGTTTCTATAATCAGTTTCGTTATTAATTTGTCTACCCATTGATTTGTAATATTATATTTTCTAGTTCATCTTTAGGGAGCATATCAATATATTCTTTAGCTTCCTTTTTACTAATTTCATAGTAAGCAGCTACTGCTTCTATTTGTTCTACTTTATATTCCTTTTTATTCTTGGCTTTAATATATTTAAGATACTTGTATTGCTTTGGAATAAGATCCTTATATAGATTGTATAAGTATACTCCTTTCATCTGCCAAGTATTCTTTTGAACATAATTAACTACCTCACAGTAATCGGGGTCCATACTAAGATAACGATTAATCATCCAGTTGTTCCAACCTTCGTCACCTAAGTATGGTCCCTTATTAGTTGTAATGTTTTTAATATGGTCAAATATATTCATTAATAGTTCCTTGAATCGTTTTGGTTTTTATTAGAATTTGTCTTCAACATATTAAGGTGGTTTAGCTCAGCCAAAACATCTTGATATTTTTGGAAAATATTCTGAATTTCTGTTTCTAGAAATTTAATTTTATTATCAGATGCTTTAAGGGTTTCTGATAAGCCTATTACTTGGGCTTTTAATTGCTCATTTTCAGTTTGTAGTTCTTGTGATTTCATTTTGTGTTTATTAAATATTTTGATTAGCAGATTTACCATAGAATTGTTTTAACGGTGCTGGAATGAAGTCTTCAAGAAAAGTACCGCATTTATCACAGGCAATTAATTGAATAGGTACCATTCTATCCATTGGTAGACCAGATGCTAAACGAGATTCTTTACGCATGTACATTACCTCTTTAAATGTTTCATTACCACAATCTTCACATACTATAGGAAGTGTAGCTGCTATGTTTACTTGTTGTTGTTGAGGGTCAAATTGACTCATATTACTTGTTTTTTAGTTGTTTCTAATATTTTTGCTATTGATGCAGCAAAGTTAATTTCCTTATCAGGCACTACACCTGCTCTCCAGATATGTTCATCTAGTACAATCGATAATTCAGCATCGTGTCCGTAACTGAATTTATCTAGATTATCAAATAGATATTTGTATGCTGCTTGGAAATCATCTACCTGAGCATCAGCTACTATTTGTCTAATAGTATACCATGCTTTGTTATCTCTAGATTTCAATACCTCTACTATAGCAGCAAGCCAATCAGTATTAAGAGCAATCCATTCATATTTACTATCTTTAACACCTGCTTGTAGGTTTTTAATGATTGAGCGAACATCAGGATAGAATTCTTTAACTAACAATGCAACATCAGAAAGTTCATATTTAACACCTTCAACATCTAGGATGTTAGTGCAAATATGTTTTGCAACAGCACCTTTAGTTGGTGGTTTTAAAACATGAATTTCACAGCGTGATTGAAGAGGTTCAATCAAACGTTCAATGTAATTACAAGTAAGTACAAATCGAGTTGTGATTGAATACTCTTCAATTAGGTTACGAAGCGCTGCTTGTGCGGGCTGAGTTAGGAAATCAGCCTCATCTAGAATGACAACCTTAAGCGGTTGGAATGTTGATGTGGATGCAAATCCTTTTACTTTATCTCTAATTACATCAATACCATTTTCATCACTAGCATTCAAATATAGATAATCACATTTGATGTTTTTAACTATAAGTTTTGCTAATGTTGTTTTACCAGTACCTGCAGTGCCACTAAATATAAAGTGAGGTATATCGTTTGAAGCAATACAGGCAGCGATACGGTATTTAATCGCATCGTTGCCTATGTATTGTTCTAAATTTTCTGACCTGTATTTCTCGATCCAAAGTGAATGTTGTTTCATAACTGATTTTGATGTTTAATTACATTTGAAATATACGCTTCTATATTTGCCTTTCCAATAGGATTTGCAGAATGACAATTCCATTTTGGAAACGGAATGTTCTTATCAAGACAATATTCACCTAACCATTTAGCAGCGTCATATCCACTTTTAGTTTCCTTTTTCTGCTCTCTTGCTTTGCGTTTAGACATTCCTGCCTCTACCTTTGCTTTAGCTACATCTTCTCCTAAATCGTGATCGAATGATACTTCATCAGGCACACCATTTAATCTAACCCACGCTACGAAATCATCGTAATTGCGAATAATATTCCATCCCTCGGTTTGTGGGATGCGGATATCATCCAAATATAATTTTTTCATATTATGAATATAATGTACTAGTTCTGCCCAATTAAAGCTTCCAAGTACTTTTTTGGTGATGCACACCTAAAAATCCGTTATGATCTAGTAAGGTTTCCTGAGGGAAATAAGTAAAGTTAATATTATTAGCTCTTACCCACTCTGTTAACCCAAACGGACCAAATGGCTCTAAACGATGTGTTTGCAGTTGGCCTGTTTTTTTATATAATTCTCCATCATATTTTAGGTTAGTTCTGTTTTTACAATATGTAATTAAACTACCTAATATACCTGGTTTACTAATAATAAATGGGTCATCCATTAAAGTAGGGTCTATTGATGTTAATACTAGATCTGATCCTCCAGGGAAGTTATAATTATTTATTATTTTGGCAAATGGTTGTTTCCATTCAATATCAAAATCAGAATAAATACCCCCATACTTGTGTAATACAAGGTACTTTAAAAAATTACATTTACTGATAAATGATAAAGGACTAAAAGTATCTGTTAATCCATGTTCTTCTACTAATTGAAGACAATCTTCAGTTTTCCAAATAGTAAAAGTAAGCTGTGGGTTTAGGGCCGCACAGTTTCTAAAATTAGTTAGATAATTAGTTGGTATTTCTTTATTTCCTATCCAAATATAATGTACATTCATATTACATTCCTAATGATGATAAATCAAGTTCGTCTTTCTTTTTCTCTGTTGGCTTATCGTGGATAACACATTCAGTCATCAACAATGTAACCGCAGCGTGAGCAGCATTTTCAAGGGCACAACGTACTACTTTAGTAGGATCGATAATACCTGATTCAAATGCGTCTACTATTGTTCCATCGGCAATATTAGGAACCATATTAATGGTTTTAATTAATTGCATCCACCAATTATTATGATCTTCACCAGCGTTTGTTAAGATTTGTTTAAATGGTTTTCCACAAGCTACAAATACAATTTGTTTACCTTTATTCTTATCATCATTACCTGAGTTGTTAATATCAAGAGCTTTTCTTGCTTGTAGTAATGCTACACCAGCACCTGGTAATACACCTTCTTCAAGAGCGGCTTTTGTAGCTTGTAAAGCGTCATCGATACGATCTTTCTTTTCTTTCATCTCAATTTCAGTACCACCACCTACATTAATAATAGCTACACCACCAACGATTTTAGCTAAACGATCTTGTAAACGTTCTACCTCATATGGTGAATTAGATCCTTCAATCTGAGATTTGATTTCTAAAATACGCTCGTTAATTTTATCTTCACCTCCTTTACCATCAACAATAGTAGTAGTATCTTTACCTACAGTAATTGTTCTAGCTTTACCTAACCACTCCATATTGAAGCGTTCTAATTTCATACCTTTAGCAGGTGAAATTACAGTACCACCAGTTACAGTAGCAATATCTTCTAAAATTAACGTTCTACGTTCTCCAAAGTCAGGTGCTTTAACAGCAGCTACTTTCAAGATACCTCTCATTTTATTTACAATAAGAGTAGATAGTGCTTCACCATCAATATCTTCAGCTACAATCAATAATGCTTTATTATCAGATGATACACGCTCAAGAACAGGAAGTAAATCCTTAATTGCACTTAAACGACCATCATATAGCAATACAAAGGCATCATTTAAAATTGATTGCATTGTGTTGTTATCAGTCACCATATAAGGTGATTTATAACCTCTATCGAATTGTAATCCCTCTACTACTTCAAGTTCAGTTTCACCTGATCTAGATTCTTCAACTGTTACAATTCCGTCTCTACCTACTTTATCAATAGCTGTAGCTACTAATTCTCCAATTTCGGTATCGCCATTAGCTGATAGAGTGGCAATTTGTTTAATTTGCTTTTCATCAGTAATGTCTACAGACATTTTCTTTAATTCAGCAACTATTATTTTAACAGCCTCTTCGATACCACGTTTTACTTGAGTAGCATTAGTAGATGAATGAGCAGTAATATCTAATGCTTGTTTAGCAATAGCATGAGCCAATACAGTAGATGTAGTTGTACCATCACCAGCTGCATCAACTGTTTTAGATGCTGCTTGCTTAATTACTGTTGCAGCCATATTTTCAATTGGATCTTCCAATGAAATTGTTTTAGCAACTGTAACACCATCCTTAGTGCTACTTACTTGTCCATGTTCTTTTTCAATTAGTACATTACGTCCAAAAGGACCCATCGTAACTGCTACAGCGTTATTTACTTTATCAATACCTGCTTGTAGTTTTTCTTTCGCTTCGCGATTAAATTTTATTATTTTACTCATATCTTATTTTTCTAAAATTGCCAACAAATCAGATTCTTTCATTACAATGAATTCTTCTCCTTCAACGGTCATTTTGGTTCCACCAAAGGCAGGAAACACTACCGTTTCACCTACTTCAATTTTGGTTTCAATAAAGCATTCTCCAGTAATAGAATAGACACCAGGTCCTACTGCTACTACTTCACCCATTAATGGTTTTTCTTTACCCATATCAGGTACTACAATGTTACCATACATTGTTTCAGTTTCGTCTTGTTGTTTAATCACTACGTGATTGTGTAACGGTTTTATTTTCATATTATAACTTTAGTTAATTAAATTAAAGATACGACAGGTCTTCTTGATTTCAAAACTTATTTTTTCTTCGGAACTTTAATTTCTATTTTCTTTGGTGCTCTTTCTTCTGATAAAGGAATATCAATAATTAACAAGCCTTTATCCATTGTAGCTGTTAATTGAGCTAAGTCAAATTTACCTGCTACTTTCCATGCTAAATCAAATGAGCGTCTAGCAATACCCCTTTGAATATAAGGGCGGACGTCATTTGCTGTCTTTCTGTCGTGTGCGATTCTAAGGGTATCTCCCTCTACTTGAATGTCTAAGTCTTCTTGATCGAGACCTACTACTGCTAATTCGAAACGTAAACCGTTTCCTGTTTCGTAAATATCAACTGGATAGTTGATTTTGTTTTCTAGTGTGTTAAATTGTGCGTTTGAATCGAAGAAGTTCTTCCAAACGATGTCGAATGGGTCTAATGCCCAATGTTCAAATCCACGAGGTATTTGTGTCATTTTTTTACATTTGTGCTCCCCTAAGGTGAGCGGTTAATTAATATATCATAACTGAGACCTGTCGTATCTCGCTAATAAATATATACGGATTAGTTCTTCGGTGGGAGATAATATAAGGCTTTGATAGAGTTTTCGTCTATAAACTCTAATTTCAATATTCCATTTTCATCAAAGTAACCTGTACCCTGAGCGCCTTTATTCTCTGTAAATATTTCGAATAAATAATTTGCATTAAACTGAAATTCGGGAGATGGTAATTCCATTTTACTAGCAGCAGCTTGGAAGCTAATCTTATCATCGTGTGAGGTTTTACCTCCTAATGTAAAGTAAATACCTTTATCGCCACTGTCGTTTATTAATGCTTGTATTTTAACTTCATCGCTACCTAATGCTTTTTTAGCTTTATTGTAACGCTCGATAAATTCACTATCAATATCAAATGAATAAGTAAAGTCAATTTGTGTTTCATCTAATACCATTGTTTCCATAGGCATCATTCTTAAATCGGCCAGATGGTAAACCAAATCGTATTCATTATCAGCAATCGATAACTTAGTTGATGTACCGTTTTTGGTTTCAACGTTTAGCTGAATAAATTGGTTAGTGATGTTTACTAGTTTAAGTAATTTATTTGTGTCGTAAATACCTAAAGTACAATCTTCAATATCAAATTCAGGTGCCTCAATCGAGCCAGCTAGATCCTTTGTTTGAGATGTAAATAGGATAGTTACTTTCTTATCCTTAACAGTCCATTTTACTTTTTCGTGTATTCCACCTAAGTAATATTTTTCGATGACTGATGTTAGTAATTGTTTTTCCATATTATTTCCAAAATATTTGAATTAAAATTATGACAACTCCTAGGCTCAAACAAGTAAGTGTTTTAGGAGTTAGTGGTTCATTAAACATATAATGAGACATGATTGTAAATACTGTTACTCCAATTCCAAACCCAATTAAACGTGAAGGCCATATAGCACCATCATATGCTGCTACAAAGTGTTTCACAGAATACATAAATAATAGAGAAATGGGTATTCCCATACACGCTACTAATAATGTATTATTTTTAAACCACTCATATTTAATTTGTCCTTGTAGTTGGAGAAATGTAACGATTTGGGCTAGTAGACCAAATATAAAACCTTTTAATAAATTCATAACGCTAATATATGATTAATATTTGGCCTAAACAAATTTAAAGAATTTATTTACCTTATCGTTTAATGACGGGAAATTCCATCCTAAGTCCTCATAAATGCCTTTCAGTTTATTTAATAATGTTGATTCGAATCCCTCCTCTCTATCAGCAAATTCATCAATCAGCTTATTAATGAAATCAGGATCATTACCTGTAAATCCAATTACATCGATATTGTATGGGTTAGTTTTTAATTGAATATATTTCATTTTATCTCCAACGGTAAAACGAGGATATTGCTTATCTACTTTTTTAAATTTAAGTAGATCATTGTAGTAGATAGCAGCTTTAGTATTGATAGGACATTTTAGTTTTAATATGCTAAATATTTCGCCTGCTTTAGGGGCACGCTCAATATATGATTCTACATTCTTAACCCCAGTTGGTTTAGCTAATTGATCGATAGGAATGTCCTTAACGTATTTTTTAAAGTCAATTATTTGTTGATCAATTTCTGGTTTAGGTTTACCAAACATAATGTCTTGGATCAATTTCTCTCCAAATTTAGAGTACATTGGAGTCATATTTGATTTCATTAGGTCTAATCCCTTCATATCTAATTCATCAACAGTAACACCTTCCTTATTTACAATGTACATTGCATAACGACGTTTACCTGCAAAGTAACCCCTTTCAATAATCACTTCCTGCTTTAATTCAAAATAATGCTCACGTGTACCAACATTGAAATAATCTCTAGTAACACGATCAATATTATCGTTTGCTGCTTTTTGTATTTCAGTAGTGATTTCTAATGTTGCTTTAATGTATTCGTCCTTAGTTTTAGTTTCAGGATAACGTTGTAATACTAAGTCCTTAACCTGAATAAATAATGAGTCAGTATCTGAAGTAACAACATAATCTTTATTTTCAGTACCTAATTGTGTATTCATCCATTCATTACAGAACTTAATTGATTCTTGTGTTACACGTTGACCGGTTAATGTAATAGCTTTAGATATCATTTTATGGCCATCAGTATAGCGCCAACCATTAATAGCATAACAACCATAAACGTCATTCAATTTAATTTTATATGCGTGTTGTCTACGATTATAGAATTCACCTTTAACAGCATCGCCTGCTTTATAGGCTTTCTTCATTTTATTTTTATATTCGACACGCTTATTAAACCAATCAGTTAATACTTCACATACAACTGATGAACGATCTGTTCTAAACATAGCACCTGATGCTGCTAGTAGCCATCCATTTTCCTGGATTAATGATAGTAAAGTACCTACTTTTACTTGTGCTTGTTGTGTTGTTTGTCTTGGGGTTAGTTTCTCAATAGTAATCACTTCATTAGGATCCATTTGACGTAGATCATCTAATGTCCAGTTATTATCGTATTTATCTCTATTTACTATTCGTCCAACGAACGTTTCAATACCAATATTTAACGAGCGTATAATGGACGGATACAACGACGTAAAGTCCAAATCTATAACCCATTCATATAATCCTGGTACTGGATCTTTTAGGTATCCACCAGCATATTCTTCATGTGCTTCTTTAAGTGATGGATTAGTAGTAGTTGGTTTATTTGGTGATACTATATTGTTACGTTTTAAGTAAGTTAATATAGCGCCATCATTCAGTACAGTTGATAAATAAATCATTTCATAAGGCACATGACACAAATGACAGATAGCAACTGTTAATTCAATAAATTTGAATTTCTTTTCTAATTCAATAATAATTTCAACGTCACGAATATTATATTCAATGTACTTATTTACATCCTCTCTAAATAAACGATCTAAATTACCTTCATATTCAATCTTACCTAAATTAACGTATTTAGTTCCTATATCACCTAGTTTGTAAGACGGTTCGTTTTTAGGATTATATTTCTTATATAGTAATAGATAGTCTAGGTGATTAATACCTCCTAATTCAATAGGTTGAGCTTGATCCCATTCAGTAAATTTAATTTTACGGATTGGAGATAAACGAGCAGCTTCATCTCTACCTAATACATTACATAATCTATAATACAGGTAAGGAACGTCAAAGAATCCACTATTCCATCCTGTGATGATAGTTGGATCAACCGATTCCCATAAATCAAGGAATAAGCGTAATAATTGTTCTTCATCATCACATGGTATAACCTGCTTATCTTCTTCATCAATAGACGTTAATTGTTTTTTCTCGTCTAATATTAGACAGTAATATTTTTTAGCTGTAGCATCATACAATGAGATTGAAGTAATCTTCATTGGTGCTGTCTTAATGTATTCTGTAGTTAAGGCACCTCCAATCTCACACTCAATATCGAAGTAAACTATATTCTGCCATTCAGGAGTATCATCACTGTCTTTGTATTTATCAATTAATACAGCAGTTAGCCTATCAATATCAGACTCATATAGATGATTATCGTTCCATTCATATTTGGTAACGGATTTAGCTCGTTTACCATCTAATGTTGGGTATTGACCATTTGGATCAATAGCAAAGCGAGGTACAGTGTAGCTGAATTCGCTCCAGCCTTTCTTATCGTCGCGTAGATGAAATTTATAGTTGGGTTTGCCCTCGTAAAATATTGATTGATACATACCTTAAATATAAGATATTATCTTGACAGAATCAAATTAGTAGTTAAGTACTGTTTTTACTAATGTAATGTAATTATCAACTACTGTTTTAACACTACCAGATGGTATTGCAGATGATGAAAGACTACTTAACAATGTAGTCATTGCTAATAATTCACTAGATGAACCAGTAGCGTATAAAGCAGCACCTTGAAGTTGAGTACCAGCTACTGAGCTAGATACTACTATATCAAATGTAGAACCCCAATTTGGATGACCTAATAATACATAAACGTCACATATTGATGGATCGGATAACTGACCAAATGATTGGCGATAGAAAGCATGTGCTGTAAATCCATTTACCACAGATCCAGAATATATACTTCCAGTAATTAAGGAACCACCACCATCAGCTCCAATATTACCTGCCTTTTGGAATCCAATAGGTCCTGATCCACTTCTAGCACCAATCATTGTTAATGGATGGAAAATTCCGCTTTGAGTACCAGCTGGGAATGATCCTGTTGCTGGAATATATCCTGAAGCAGCATAATAGAAGTTAGTATCAGTTAATGTAGATGATTGAGAACTATAATTTAATGATGGTGTTGGTGTAGGTATTGAATTACCTGCTATATAGCTTGTGTTGTTGCGTAGCCAAGGTGCAGTAAAATTACCTCCATCAAACATATCGTTACCACCATCTGTTATAGAGTAGGCATTGCCATCTAAGAAATAAGTAAAGAAACTTGGATTTCTTAAACTACCACTATTTGCTCTTAAATAAGGCATAATAGTGTTTATTTGTGTAAATACAGATCCACTAATAGGAATAATAGTAGTGGTAGTAGTTGTTGTACTCGTAGTAGTTGTGGTTGTTGTTGTTGTTGTTGTAGTCGTTGTCGTTGTTGTTGGAACCGTTGTAGTAGTGCTAGTTGTACTAGTAGTGGTTGTAGTAGTAGGTACCTCACTGCCCGAAAAGGCTAAACTGAAGTACCCACTATTATTTATATTCTTTAATTCAAAAGAACCATTACCATTAACGTTCCTTAACTCTAACGACATTTATACATTTACGTATAAATATTATAGCGAATTTCTTTGCTTATCGTTCTGCCACTGTCCATTGTATAGTTCAGCACCGTTACATTCGTGGAAGTAAATTTGTGCTACGCGAGCATCCTTCTCAATGAATATTGTTTCATAAACATATACTAATGTACCCATAAATTCAGTTTCAAATCCTGGATCGAATACAGGGCTATTGATGATTGCACCATTACGGTATAATGATGAGCGTTGCTTAATAAATGCTACACGATTATCAGGTATTTTACAACCTTCATTGAATGTAATATCATAAATACCTTCATATAGTAACCAACCCACAACTCCATCTACTACACTTACTTTTAGTGGAGTGTATGTTGTTAATTCAGTTTTGTCTTTTAATACTTTACCAATCCTATAATCATCATTGTTGGAAGTAGTATTTGGAAATCCTACTTTCTGTACTGCTTTAATTGATAAATCATAACCTACTTGTGCAGGTTTACCTTGTGTGTGTTCTAATAGTAATAGACCCTCGTCTACGATTTGTTTTGCGTTTAACATATTTTATTGTTTAAATATATAATTTACTAAGTTACCAGAGTATTCGTGCCATCCCACATGCTTTAAGTTTATATCTGGGTGTATTAATACTTGACCACCTGATTCTTTCCATAATGAGCAGAAGCCCCAATCTTCACTTTCGTATATTCCGTTTCTAACCCCAGCATTGAATAGATTGTAGAAATTATCATTATCAAAACCATATCCATCAATATCATTTCTGTATTTTAGTTCGGGATGTTCTGCTATTAATTTTAATATTGCTTCACGTTTGATCATTAGGAAGCCTGTTGGTAAGTAACCAGATTCAATAAAATCGTCTTCTGTTACTTTAATTTCACCTCCAATAGGAAAATCAACACGTTCAGCATCAGGATTTTTCTTTAATCGATCCCATACAATGTATTTTTTAGGATACATTCCTGCTATAACTTCTTTATCAGCTTGAATCAAACGATAAACATCTTCGGGTTCAAATATAATATCAGAATCTATAAATAACAAGTGAGTATTTTCCTCATCTTCTAGGAAGTGAGCAACGGCTGCATTTCTAGCTCGTGATACTAGGCTTTCAAAGAATATAGGATAGAATGACATATTTAATCCTGTTTCTTTAGCTGAGTTTAGTAGCTTAAGAATAGACATCATCCATTCTGTGTTACAGGTATGGTTGTAGCAGATTAAAGGAATAAATACTTTCATTATATTAATACCATCATTTTTTCGTGACCAACTACTATTTCAGGATCAATGAATATTTGATATCCTTTTCGTTGAATTAAATCGCAGAACGCGACATCTTCCATTGTAAACTCTCTTATGTGTTTACCATTATGCTCGTATTCTTTCCATGTTGGCTGAAACCATGGGTATTCTAATGATTCAAATACACCTTTCTTCATTAACATCCAGCCAAAGCCAGTGTATGCTACAGGGAATAGATCTTTCTTTTTAGATACCATTTCAGGAGTTAGAAACTCATAGCTACCATGCTTTAAGAAGAAATTATCATCCCACTTCTCTACAGTAGCGTAGTGAGTATTGTTTTGCATTTTATATAAGCCACTAACAATATCTTTATCATTATCAATCAATTTGAATAATTGATCAGGTGTAAATACAATATCAGAATCAATCCACATTATATAGTCATAATCAACTTGACCTTGAAATGGTTTTTGAGTGATGCCTTGAGTATTATCACCTCCTAAACACATATTACGAACGTAATACAGTAATGGAGAATAATGCTGTGACATTATTGGTTGGATGCCATTTGATAAGCAAGCATAAACCAATTCAGTCCATGCTTGTAGGAAACGACCACTAAATTCTCGGCCTGGGAGGCAAAATATGATTTTCTTCATTATAGTTCTTCTAGTATTCCGAAACATTCAGCTGCAAAGAGTAAACATCCTGCTGCAAATACATTTCCAAACATTAATACACCACATCCAATCATTCTGATGCCTGATTTTAATACACTTATTCTAAAGTGTCTACTTGTTTTACTCTCCTTTGGTTGCATAATCTTGTATTGTTTTTGAATCTGCTCTCTCCCATGGATAATTTATCCAATCTTTATCTACTATTTCATAGTAGAATGTTGGTTGTATAGATGCAGTTTCTTTTGTGTGAATTGCTGCTGTTGGAACATTATACTTGTGTAATGTTAGTCCTGAATCGCAAATATCATCTACTATCAGTACTTTATTATTTAATACCATTCCAAATTTAAATAGTGGAATGTTTAATTTATGAGATAACATTACAGCAGGTATTAATCCTCCTCTAGGCATTCCAAATATATATTGAATATCTAGCCCACTGGATTCTACTTGAGATGCTATGTTATCCACAGCAGTCTCAATATAGTCCCAGGTAATAAATCTTTTGTTCATATTAAAATTTTGTTCCATTTACTTCAATCGCGTGTAAGAATTCTTCTCTAATTAAATTATCTTTTTCCATAAACACACCACTAAACTTATTTGTAGTCATTACAGATGGATGTTTAATACCTCTATGTGAGCAACATGTGTGCTTACAAGCAATACTAACTGCTACTGATTCACATGACATTTTATCAGCAATGTAATCATGAATTTGTTGTGTTAATGATTCTTGCATTTGTGGTCTGCGGCTAAACCATTCTACAATACGGTTTAATTTACTTAAACCAATAACGTTTTCGCCTGGTACGTAAGCCACAGTAGCATAACCTGTAAAGGCTAAGTTGTGATGTGCACACATACTAACGATAGGAATACCTGATTGAATTACTAATCCACTATAACCTTCATCATTAGGGAATACTGTAATGTTTGGTTCATCACTAATACTACCTACGATTAAGTCCTTTAACCACGCTTTAGCTACACGACGAGGTGTATCTTCAGTTTGTCTATCTGCTTTGTAGTCAAATCCTACTGCTGTAAGGAACTGAGCATACGCTTCAGATGCATTATTAATCATTTGCTCCACTTGTTCTGGTGTACGAGCTAAACTACCATTTGATTTCTTTAATAATTCCATTTATTTATTTTTTACTTTCGAAATATAATGCCCTTACTTTGGCTCCCAACTCTTGATTATTAGGATTCTTTTCAACTAACCATTCTGGTACTAGAATATGGTTGCGGTATGTTCCTGCTTCATAACATTTAGGACATAATTGGCCAGCACCTTCAATATAGCCAAGCCTCATATCAACGTGAGTTGATTTGTCATATATGGTTTCCACACCACATAATATACAATGATCTTTTTCCATATTATATGTTTAATGTTTTGGTTTTACTTTAGAGCAAATAACTGCATCAATAGAATGCTTTTTAAGTATTTCAGCTACTAATCTATAATCTTCACTTTTAGTAAATTCATTCATATTATCTACTGTAGTTTCAAGTTCCATCCAAAATTTTACTTCTATTATATTTTCCATATTATACGTTTAATGTTTTTATTAATTCTTCATATGATGGTTTACCTTGAGCAATTCTGTCACTTTCTTTTATAATAATAGACATAATTTCTTTACGAATATTTTCTATATCACTCTCTTCTGAATTTAATTTTACGACTAGTTCACCTTCTAAATAGCTAGATTTAATTCTTATTTCTAAAGTTTCCATATTATACGTTTAATGTTTTATTCCAAGCTGCAATATGCAATCTAGTTAAACCACGGAATCTATACTTCTTAGCCATTTCAAGACAGAACTGAGTACGCTCTTCAAAGTTAGCAGCATCGTCTAAGCCAGGCATACAAACAACGTTTTTAAGCGGTATATTAAATGGTACTATGAAGTCACGGAATAATTCTTGTACATCTTCTTCTGTGCTGATAACGAACTTAAACTGATAGTTTTTATGTTCCATAATACGCTTGATAGCAGCAGGAACAATACGTTGTTTCTCAGTCATACCTGAGTTATTTAACTTAGGTGAACAGTTAATCTGATCCAACATTACGAATAATGGTTCTTCAATTACAATTGTACCATTAGTTTCTATTTCATAGAACGGTGTTACATCATTTCTATCAAGATATCTACTCAACCAATAATTAGTAAAGTTAACGATTGATTCTTGGTGCCCTTTAATTGTTGGTTCACCACCAGTCCAGATAATATGAACAGAACCATCTTTAATGTAGTCGTATACGCCTTCTTCTTTCCAACGATTAATTAGATAATCGAACTCTTTATCTTCACCTCTCCATAACCACTGAGATGTAGAGTCACAAGTCCAGGTTGCTTTACCTTCCTTATGTAGATCACCTTCGAAGATTTCACCGTCTTCTAGATTCTTATCTTTCATTAATTGGTTAGTAAATGCTCTACTCATACCGCAAGTTAGGTTGCAAATACCAAAACGTACGAAGTATGAAGGAACGCCTGATGAAATACCTTCACCCTGCACAGTGTAGAAATCACTACTGATTAGTAGTTTATGTGGATCAATTTTGCTCATTTAAATAATGTTTTTATATAATTGAATATAGGACTAAAATTATGCCACTCACTAATTACAGCGATGACACTCGGATGTTTATCTCCACATAGTCCTAATATATGTAATATTTCATGCATAATAATAAATTAAAAAAACATCCACCTTTTTAGGGGTGGATGTTGGGTGAATTACGCTTGAGCGAATTCAGTGTTTTTCATACGACGACGTGTTAACATGTACATTGCATTAGCAATCTCATCTGTTACTCTACGTCTCAAACTTGTAATGTTTGACAAGTGGCTAACTGAATAACCTGTTTCTTCAGACAATCTTGTCAAATCACCAGTGCGTTGACGGTGTGTGAAGAATGACAATTTTGCTGTGCGGTTAAGGTAGTTCGCACGAACCTTAGTTTGATAACTCATAACTATATTTGATTTTTGTTTACGAATTGTGTTCAGCTAATACTTTTTCTACATGAGCCTTAGCTACTTCCCATGTTACTGGTCCTGTTTCATCAGCATATTCTACAGGATCAGGATGTCCTAATTTAATAAATGCTTCAATACGTTCTACTGATGCTGCTGACTTGTAATCTGAGAACCATTCTCCGAATTCATCACCTTGGCAATAGTAGATTGGTTTATAAGATGTATTTGTACGCTTATATACTTCATTAAAATCGAGACCCAAGATATCACAAGATTTTTGCCCGTCCTCTAAAATATCAAATTTATTAACTTCAAGGTATGGAGTGTAATGGTATACTAAGTCAGCATCCCAATTACCTGCTTTAAATGCTTCAAAATCAACATCACGGAACTCTTGTCTACAATCAGGATAAATAGCATGATCACCAGCATGGATCCCCATCGCAATCGCTACTGGCTCTCCTACAGCACAATCATCACCAATATTCTTAGTTGCAACTGATAATGCTACTGCTTGAATCAATGAACTAAATATTTTATTTCTGTTAGGTACAACTGTTTCTTTCATGTTGTCCTGTTCGTAGTGTCCCTCTGGTACATCACTTCCACCAGTTACTAAAGATGAGTTTAGTAATTGTGATAAACCATCTAATTTGATGATTTGGAAAGTTATATTTCCATAGATAGGTTTACCACCACATCCACAATTCTTTTCGTTAACGTACTGTACTAATGATGTAGCACGTTCTAATTCTACTTTGTGTTTCTGGCCATAATCGAAACCTAATGCTGTTACTTCATAGCCGTTAGCTAATAGGTGTAACAATAATGAACTACTGTCCATTCCACCTGATAATGATAAAACTGCTTTTTTCATTTAAAATGAGTTTATTTGGGATCGTATTTACTTATTAAACGCTTACTCCCGTTTAAGCGTTATTATGTGCTATAAAATATAACTCTAAAAATATTCTTGGATATAACATAACAGGACCAGCATATTTTGTATTTGATACTTGTCTTGTTTTGCATGGTACTCTAGATGCTGCTGCAACTTCTGCTACTTGCTTACCTAATTCCTTACCTGCTGCTTTACCTAAATAATCGTAAAGTGAAATAAATTCTGTCATAACTTTTTTATTTAATAAATGATCTAAATTTGTGTACATTAAATGTAATATCTTCTTTCTGCCCACTTAAATCTTTTTCAAAATAGTACTCAAGTTTCTCTTTAGGTTTCCATGTTAAACCACTATCACTATATTTTTCGCCTTCAGCACCAACTAAAATTGGATTAGACGTATCTACTGATTTAATAAATGTCCAGTCTTTATATGACATAAATTCTTGTGGTAGTGAACATCCTAGTAGGTGGTGATAATGTGATTTTCTAATAGTATTAGATGCAACTAAACGTCTAATAAATTCCATTCTACCGTACATTGCTGCTTTTAGATGATCCATTCCTTCATATTCTTTCTGGTATGCAATACTTGAGTGGTTAAATGCGATGTGAGTATAACCTAAATCCACTAATGTTTGATATGTTGTAATTAATTCTCCCATATCATTACCTTGACATACTGCCATTAAGTTAACACCTTCAGGTATATGTTGTTTGTAGTTAATCATCCAACTCTTAGCGTTGCGAAGGGTAGTTGTAGCATCATTCCAAGCATCAGGAACAATGAATATATTAGGACGAACTAAATTAATTTTTTCTAATAAGTCTTCAGTTGTATGAACTACACCCTCGAAAAGACCATTGTCCATTATAATGAAACGTTTGTCTAAACGTGATTTCTGAAAGAATATTCTATATTGATCGTAATGATCTATTAGATGTGGAAGACAATAATCATAATCATTCCACTCATAGGCATAATGCATTAATCCTAAAGGTAATTCATGACTTACTTTCATAGCTGTGTAGTTTCTTTTTCCATTTATCAATTTGTAACTGGCAGTACCATTTTCCCATGTTGCTAGAGGCATTAGCATAGTTTTTCTCCCATTCTTCTATTTTTCTAAAAATAGGAGCATTAGCTTTATTAATAATATCTATATCATAGTAACTATTATCTTCTAACATAGCATCATCCCAATGACCTTCACTAAGGTATAGTGGGGGATTTTGCTCAATAATTTCTTTGCGCTGAGCCTTCTTTGACTTTTTATTCATATATAGCGGTATTTTTGTTGTTTTCCATGAATTCTACTCTTACAACTTTAACTCTACCGCTAGTTTCTTCTTGAACGAATGTGTTCAATTTTTCAAAAATATATTTTGCAAACTGTTCTGCTCCAACAGCTGGGAGTATTCTTAATTGAATAATACCAAGTTGATCCATTGTCTTAAACCCACCAATTCCAGGATCATCTTCAGCTACAATTGTAGTATGGTCAAACATATGGTCCATCCATGCTTTAGGATTCATACCATCGATAGTGCCGTTAGCACGTTTCATACCTCCAAAATCCCAAACCCAATTACGTTCGTCTAGTTCGCCTTCGAACCATACTCTAAATGATACCCCATAACCATGAAGAAATCTGCAGTGGGTACCTTCTGCTTTAAATTGACGAAATACTGTACTAAAACCATCAAATAACTTAGTTGACTGAAACTTTGACATATTAATTTTTCTTTATATTGATTGTAGGCCTAAACAATATAGTGGCCATTAAATTTAATCCTACTGCTTGCCAAAATGAAATATAAGGTAAATTAAATAAATTAGGCATTAACCAATTCCACAATAATTGCAGTGGCATACCTAATAACATAACCAATAAAATTACTAAACCAATAATATACATTATTGCTTCAAAATTATTCTTCATTTTCTTCTATTTTAATATCTTCAATATCGATATCATCAATTTTTATTTCGGCTAGTGATTGTTCAATTCTAGAAGCAATACCAAGTAGTTCAGACAACATAGCTGTTTGTTGTTCTGGGGTTGCTATTTCTATATTTTTCTGTATTTCGAGCACTCGCTCATGCATTTTATTTGGATCCATTTTCTTTATTTGAATTAAATTTAAGTAATTTTTCTGACAACACCACATTTCCTCTATCATGTCTTGGAGAATAAGGACAATGTCTACATCCATTACCACAGCAAGATCCACGATTAATGTGGGTGAGCGCTGTGAAAATCACGCGCTCGCCCTCCATATAATAATCTACATTTTCAATAAACTGTTTCATCTATTTCCTTTAATGCTTCCGTACATCCCACTTATTATGTTTTGTACTAGATTATCATGACTCATTTTTATACTATTTCACATGCACCACCAGCACAAGCTGCTTGATCCATTAGTGCTGTTTCGTCGCTAAATTCAACAACCTTACTTAAATCAATTGAATGTAAATATTGAGCCATTTCATTGAATTGTTCTTCAGTAATATCTTCGAATGGGGCTTGTTTGTAAGTACCTCCGAAATAAGGTAATACTGATAAGCCATTAAATGTGTCTTTATTATCCCACATCCATTGTCCTACTTGTTCCCATTCGCCTTCTTGAATTGATACAGTTGCAGATACGTTGTTTGTGTTAGCACCTCTACGATGTCCTTTCTTAACCCACTGCATGTTAAATTTCTTAACACGCTCTAACATATCCATTACGTTTTCAGTTCTTAAAATTGATCCTTGTGGAGCACGTTGTGGAACTGAAATTACAGCTTGAATTGTTGGTTTGAAGAAATCATCTTCAACTAATTCTGGGTGGTTAACAGCTAAATAATTATAAATAGCTTCATTCTTACCTACACGAATACGTCTGATATAGAAGTCATTGTGCCAAGCGTGAATACCACTTGCAGTACCTAATACTAATGATGAAGTACCTGATGGTTTAACTGTAGTTACACGAGCTGCTTTATTAACACCAATGATTTCAGCTACTCTTGCATTTTCTTCTTTAGCTAAATCAGCTGCTTTCTTTAAATCATAAGCTAATATAGTTCCAGATCCAATACCTGTCATACCAACACCTAATAAAGCATCTTTCTCAGTTGTTTTACGCCATACATCTCTTAAGTAATGGAAGTCAGTATATGCTGCTTGTAATGTACCAATAAAGGCACCTACACGTACTCTTTCGTTTAAGTCTTCTTGTGATTCAACGTTTGAAACGTTTACTTCACATAAGTTACAGAACTGATAAGAACGTAAAGCAATTTCACAACATGGGTTAGTACCCCAATCTTTATCGTTGCTGAAGTAAATACCTGGTTCACCAGATCCACTTAATTCAATTTTCTTCCATAATTTGAAGAATTCTTCTTCGTCAATTTTATGACGCATTACAACTGCAGAGTTGTTAGCACGTCCTCTTTGTGGATTTTCTTCCCACCAATTTCCAAATTTGCAAGTTAACATTGCTTCATCATCCAAGTTGAATAATGAGATTAATGCTGCACGTCTGATACCACCAGATAATACTGCATCTGCAATATGGCAAGCCATATCATGAGCATCCAATGATGTTAATTTATCACCGTTTTGTTTACGATCAAATACTTTTTGTAAGTTGAATAAACATTCTTTTAATGGTTCAGGACCAGGTGCTTTACCACCTACAGTAATCAACTGAGCACCTTTAGCTCTAATGTCTCTAAAGTCGAATAAAGGCAAAGGAGCACCCGTAAAATACGCTTTACAAAGCATTCTCACAGCATCAGCCCATCCTTCAATACTGTCGCCTATTAGGTATCTTTTTTGTTTGGTTGGTACCTTAATTTCTGGTAATTGATCTACGTGATGTGTTTGTACTGAGTATCCTACTCCACATCCGCTCAACAATAAGAACATTATTTCGCTGAACGAACGCCAATCATCAATAGGCAGAAAACTGCAATTAAATATGCGAGCATTATTAAGTTCAATGGGCTTACCCGCAAACTGTAAGCTACGCATCGATGGTAATACCTTTTTAGCGTAGACCAATCTATAAGCTTCTTCGATTTCATTTTTTAGTTGTGGGAATTTAGTTTGATGCATTTCTTTGTTTCTCGTGACTAACTCCTCCCATGTCTCTCTTCTGTTTAATTCTGGTCTAAATTTAGCGTATTTCATATACGTTGTAATCTCACTGAGAATACTCTGTGTTACATCCATTGTCTGTTTTGTTTTTAAATAAGTGACTTAATTGTGTTTGTGTATGTTGTTTTTGGGTTTAGGCCCACATAACGTTGTATTGCTTGTCCGTTATGTTCAATTACTACTGTAGGAACAGAAGTAACCATATATTCTTGAACATTTTCAGGGGATGTATCTACATCGATAGTTTCGAATTGCACATTTGGAAATTCAATAGCCATTTGTTCGAAAATCGGAGCTAATTGATGACACGGTCCACACCATTTTGCAGTGAATCTCTTAACCTTTACCATAATTTTTATTGTTGTAGTTATAAATATAGTATATACTTTGATTAAGAATCAAGTTTGAAAAACTTCTTTTGAAGTAATTGTCTTTCTTCTATATCAACATTTGAAAAATCATTTACTGGTTTACTTCCATTATTTGAATCCAATTCATCATCATCTACTGGGTCACTGTCTACTTCTATATATCCATTTGATGTATTTATTTTGGCTCTAAAAGTCATACCATCAGCTCCATATCTATTTTTCATAATATGGAAACGTCCTGTTCCTTCAATTTTATCTTTACGTTTACGAGCTAAGGATATAATTATATCCCCAATCATAATTTTATCATATGATCCAGCCGCATTATCACCTTCGATAATATCGGATTTAGCTGCTGTACGATTCGCTTGTGATGGTGATATAATAGGTATACCTTTTTCCTTACCAAATGCTTTAGCAGCAACATAAACATCATCGATTTCGTCTTTACGTTCTTTTCTACCCTTAGTACGCATGTAATCTAGATAGTCGATGATAATTAAATCTGGTTTAAAATCATTTTGATGCTCAAGTTGCTGTAAATGTGCTTCTATAGTATCAAATGATGCTCTTTTAGGTGGGTATTCTTTAATGATTACTTTACCCTTTACTTTCTTAACTATTTCATCTACCTCTTTACGATGTAAATGTAGTTTATCTACTTCAATACCAGAGAAAATAGCATCATAACGTTTACCAATATATCCTTCGCCTAACTCTAATGAGTAATGTACTACATTAAATCCTAATGCTGCGGCATAAGCACCCATTGCTGTTACTGCCCATGATTTACCGCCTCCTGGATTACCAAATACAAGTACTAAATCACCTTTACCATATCCACCTTGTGTTAATTCGTTAAATGTAGACCAAGGGAATGGAATACAGCTACGATCATCTTCACGATATCTAGCTTCAATATCTAAATTGTAATCTAAACCTACTGTTTTGTCCTCACCTGCTCTAACTGCTTTACCAATTAGCTGAAGGATACTATCAAAATCATTCATTTCAAGTAACTGAACTGAATTAAGGATTGCTTTCTTTACTTGTTGATTGCGACAGAAATTACTAAATTCAGCTTCAACCCATTCTAGATCAGATTGATCTGACATTTTGTAAGCTTCTTTAAGCGCCTCTACAATTGATATTCTTAATACTTCATTATCAATTTTCTTTACCTCAATAGACATTGTTTCTACTGTTGGTGTAGTGTGATATTCTCCAAAGTATTTTTGAACATATTCTACAACCCACTTATGTGCTGATGATTCAAAATATTCTGAATCAAGTGAATCTATAATGTTAATTAGAAATTGTCTTTGTGTTAGTAAAGCACCTAGTACTTTTACTTGGAATACGGGTCCGTACTGATTTAATTTTTGGAGAGTTGTCATTCGTAACTTGTTTAATTTTTATTTATTATCAGGGACTTCAAAAAATAGTGATAAGTTTAAGGGTGCATTTTCTTTACCTCTATCATAAACATCTTTTATTTGTTCAATATCATCCTGTATTGCTTTATCAAATAAATCTTGATATATGTCTTTAAAAATTTGATCTCCGCAATAATTTTGTATTTCTAATCTTAACCTTTGCATTACGGTTAGTTCTCCTGTTTGTTGTTCCATAACTTATTTGTTTGTCTAAATTTATTTGAAAGAATTTGGATAACCAAACAATTGTGTTAGCCAAGACTGTACATTAGGAATTGATTCACCTAATTTATCATTATGATACAATTGAAGGAATATCGGTATATTTAATTCATAAGAATTAGTAAATGCGTCTTTAACTAGTTGTTTATTCTCTGGTGATAAGAAACTACCATTCAAAGACATCAATTGATGATTAGTATATAACTGGTAGCGTCTTTCTACAACAGACAAATATAATTTATTTTCACTAATTTTTTCTGCTGATTTAGTAATAATATCATCTACTGTTAACTGAGTGTCAGTTGCTAATTCTGGAAATAGTTTAAATAGTTTTTTAGGTCCTAAACCAGTAACGCCAGGTATATTGTCACTTGAGTCTCCCATCAACACCTTATAGTTAAGGAAGTTTTGACTTGTAACGCCGTATTCTTCCAGTACGTCTTTTGGTGTGTATACTTTCTTCTTAGTAGGAGAATAGCAGTTTACTTTATCTGATACTAATTGTAGGAAGTCCTTATCAGCAGACATGATAGTTACCTTTTGAGTGTCTTCATGCGCCTCAAATTTAGTAGCTAGATAACCAATAATGTCATCTGCCTCTAATCCATCAATACTAACTACAGTAACAGGTAAACACTTAAGGTATTGGATTAAGCGTTCCATTTGATTGTTAATACTTTCCTGTTCCTCATCTTTCGATTGGAATATGGAATAATTCGTCATGCGATTAACATTACGATTTGCTTTATATGCTGGGAACAGATTTCTCCTAGCGTTTGAACCACCTACACCATCAAATACAATAACTACTTTAGTTGGATCAGCCATTCTGATAGCATAACCTATTGACTTTAAAAAGCCAGTGAGTCCGCCGATATGATGCCCGTCCGGATTAATATGATTAATCATAGTAAACGACCTCAAGAATGTATTGAGGCCGTCTATGATTAAAATTGAGCTTAGTTCTTTTCTGATGTCTGGTTGTACGTTAGAGAGTAATTGTTCATATTTACTCTTCGACATCTACTAAATTTACTTCTTTAAAATTTTCTTCCATTTCATCTTCTTCAACAACGTCAAAGTCAACTGAACCTAGAATTTGTAACCAATCTTTAGAATGTTCTTTCTTATATAGGTCAATTGCTTTCTTATCGTCAGCAATGAAACCGTGAACTGTCATTGTAACAGTACCTTTTGTTTGAACACCTGTAACGTGGTTTTTATCAACTGATATCTTAGTACGTTTAGCAAACTCAACGTCTTTGCCGTCTTTAGTTGCTTTAATTTTACTAGTACCACTGTTTGAAATATTACCAAATGTTACTACAAGTGAGGAATCAAAGAACATTGTATCACCGCCTTTATTTTTCATTTTAGGCTGTTCCATAGGTGAATTTGGTTTTGCAACCCACACCTTATTAACACATACCATCGTATTAGTATACGGTTGGTTTTCTTTACGTGATAATACAATTTTCTGATTGATAAAGTTACCAAACTGTTGAGACATAGCTCCAGCATTCCACTCATTGTTATTCTTATTAGATTCAACTGATAATCTACAAGGAATAGATCCTACAGAATCCCAAAAGAAACATAAGTCAAATGGTAATTTACCTGCTGCTTGTTCGCTTAACATATCAGCTATAAATGCTGCTACGTCTTCAATTGTATTAAGTGATCCTCTATCTACATAAACGAAAAATCCTTTATAATCAATCACTTCACCTGTTTCAGTGTCAACTACAGGTTCCATTTCGAATCCCATTTGTTGAGCGTGTTCCCAGTTCCACTTCATCTCAGTAATGATAAAGACAGGTAGTATACCCATTTTTTGGGCTGCTACTGCTGCCTCTAACATTGCTGTTGTTTTACCAGTATCCGAGTGGCCACGTAATAAGGAGATGTGGCCCATCGGAATGCCAGGTAATGAAATGACATCTTGGAAAGCTTCAGACAGTTTAATCCACCTTTGAGGTTTAAATTTAACAGATTGATCTAAGAATTTAGATTTCTTAAATGCATCAATGTTAAATGATTTTTTTAACGATTCAGATACTACAGTCGTTAAGCTGTCTTTACTTTTGGCCATGATTAGTCGTTAAATAAGTTATCAAATTTATCTGCGTTGCTAGTTTTAGCTGCAGGTGTCTCTAAAGTGTAAGCTGGTGCTACTGGTTTATTCATTTCTGTTAAGAAATCGTCTTCCTCATCTTCATCTTTAGATGCGATTGGAGCTTCTGTAGCGGCTGCTTCTTCTTCAGGATTTAACCACTTAGTTAAGATGTCCTTTAATGCGTCGTAAGTGTATTTACGATTAATACCCAAGATATCAGGTTGTTCGTTAAGTAATTTTTCTACTAAAGCACCGTCTTCTGAAATTGGTGTAGTTTTAGGTTTAACACGAATGTTACATTTAATACCTTTTCTACCTGCAATGATGTCTTCAGTTGCTTCGATAGTAAAATCTCTACCATCTGTAATGTCAGTAAAATCACCATAATCTTCATCAGCAGCAATTCCTACTAATTGATCATTTGTTAATTTACCGAACTCCCACAAACGAGCACCCAAATGTTCTTCATCACGTACAATTACTGCAGCGAAATAACGAGATTTTGGTTCGATTTTTTTAGCTAACTGCCAATCTTCTTTGTCAGATGATTTACGAAGTTGTTTTGCGAAATCCGTAATTGGATCTGCTTCACCCCAGTTTGATAATGCTAAAATTGGTCCTTTAGAGAAACCATAGTGGAATTGTACTTCACGAATAGGCCATGCCTTATCGTACTTGTTAGGTAGAATACGAACTACATATTTACCTGGTTTTGGTTTGAAGAAAATCTTTGTGTAATCAATTTTCTCACGTTGTTGGCCGCCTTTGTTCTGAGCAGCGGCAAGCTTCTGCTTTGCTAGATTTAAATCCATAACTGTTTTATTTTATAACTTGAATGTACGAATGCTTATTTAGACCTCCAAACTAATGGGCAGCTAAATCTATAATCTTATAGATAGATGTATCTAATTTGCGTAGGTCTGGTCCGTTGGTTAGCAATATACTATTTTTATAGTCATGCCAATTAACGATATATTTGGTGTCTAATATACCACCATTTAGTGATTTAATCAATGTGTTAAGTGCATTGATTGTATATAACGTATTTGATTCTTTCTTACGATGTAACAATATAGTATTTGGCAATGGAGCTTCAGAGACGTTCCCCATATCAATATTATAAGTACACATTAATTCTTCGCTTTGTGGCGATTCAAGAATGAATATCTTGTTATATAATATTGAGTAGCGACGATTAATAGTAGCAACTGTTGCTTCAAACTCGTCCTTTGCAGTAAATGTGCAGAATAATTTATTCAAGTCGTAAAATATATTGTCCATCATAAATATTTATATTTTTTTCAAACCGTGATATGTATTACCCTGTTTAACGCTAACTGGGTATTCTAATAAGTTAACAATGTCTTGTATTATATTTCCATCCTCTTTACTATAGTCGAATAGAAATGCGTCGTAAGTATACAATACTAATTTAGTTTTTTTATCTTCTAAATATTTTAATATTAATTCCAGTAATTCAACATTGGTTGATGTTTCAGTACTTTGAACTATATAGTTAAATAATTTATTACGAGTTATATCTTCATCAAGTGTGAATGTTTTATTTATAGTTGAATATGACTTACCATATTGGTATTCATCCCACATATCATCTATAAACATATTTACCTGTTTAAAGAATGGTTTATCAACATATTCAGCCCAAACACCACCATACAACTGTTTGAATGTTAATTCTTTAGCCTCTTGCTGTGTTACACCAAGTAATTGGCCTAGCATTTCATATGTGTTTTTGTCTTTAGGAAAATGAAATTCAACCATTTCACCAATCAAACGTGGATGATAACCCTGAAAGTCCATCTCAATGAATGTATCATTTGATGGTTTATAACATTCACGCTCGCCATTGTCTTTATTTAATGCTGCATAGTTAGTGCCATTAAATGTATTAGAGGGGCGTGTAGTTGTTGTATGTAAATTATATTGAGTGTATATTTTGCCTTTATTTAAATTGAATTCTGGGTGTTGTAATTTATCCTTATAGAAACCAATAAAGCAGTTTTTATCAACCTTTACGCCGTTTTTTTCAATTTGATGAAATACATGTGTTGTACGAAAGTTCTGAAATTGGAATTGTGTATTGGTTAATGTGTATTTGTTGATAGTAGGTAACGTTGCATTAAATATTGCTTCGCTCTCTTCATAATGCTTACTAATCGGAATTAAACAATTGACATTAGGTAAATTAGTGTGTTTACTATAATAATAGCTAATACAGTTATTACCTAATGTCTGGGTTAAGTCAACGAAATCTAACAAGTGAGCGTCAAATAATTTATCAGCTAATGGGTACATCCAATGTAATGCTTCCTTTTTATCAAGCACCCATAGCTTATCTGTATGGTATAATAACCAATCTAATACTTCTATTTTATCAATACCGAATGACTCAGTATGGTCGATACATAAAATGTATCCTTTCTTATCGTCAAGTGGACGAATATAAACTAAACTTAACTCCGTAAGTGCGGGATGGAAATTATCGTTTTTAGGAATAAACCTAACAAAACAATCTCCAAATTTAGCAGGTAACTGCGATGATCTTTCTATAATGTAAAACATATAACATAACCTTTATCCTTAAATATAAGACCAAATTTTTGGACTAAAAAATTAGTCTGTAACTCCTGGCGAGTATGTAGAGTTAACAAATATTGTTATTCCCGGCATTTTCTTTTCTGCTTCTTTTAAATCAGATTCTTTAAAACTATTCTGGTAAGGGAGGGCAACAGAAATGTATATTGGGTTGTTTTGAAATTCTCCAAAAACTTTTTCATTAACCTCTTTTATAATTAAAGGATTATTTTTAATATTAGCTATAAAGTATCTAATAACATCATTAGTATTAACTTTATCAGGATTAAAAATATAAGACTGTGGGGAAATATTATTTATTTTTACTTTAGTTAATTTTCCATACACAATACTAGCAACTTGAGATAAAAACGGATTTAAGTTTTTAGAAGTAATTCTAATTAATTCAGGAGCATTAATGTTAAATTCCTTACCAGCATATACTTTATCATTAAACTCATAATAATGTCCTTGGTAATTTCTTTGAGTGCTTACAAACATATATTCATTACCAGAAGTATATTTATAAGTTATTTGATTAGCAGGTACTTGAAAATAAGGCATATTATGTAGTTTTTATATTAGCATGAATATGTAAAGCACTTCCACCGTGATAAATAACGTACACAAATCCTGATTCTCTTAATAGATTCATTATACTGCCAATTTGAGAATTGGTGAATTCAGTAGTTCTAATATCAATAGCTAATCCTCTACCGTGGGTTGTTCTGTTTCTATTATCATTATATGTTCTATGATAAGTATCATTACCCGCTGTTATTACAATAGGTTTAGTAGGAGTAATAAAACTAAATGCAGATCTATTACCTATTAACTTAGATTGGAATGTTAAAACAGCATTTTTAAGATCTTCTGTTATATCACCGTTACTTGATAATTCTCTATCTTTTTCAATTATATATTGTTTGTTTAAAGTTGCTCTTAAAGAATTAGCAACAGGAGTTGACGGTATTACTTTAGCATATTTTTGAACAGTTGAATTATATGCTGCTTTAAATCCTTCGTTTTTAACTAATACAGGATATTTTTGACTGTCTTCAGCTACACTTCCAACTTCACTATTAGAAATATTCGGTATAGTAGTTGTAACTCCTCCTGAGTCTGGAAGTATGTATACTTTAATTTGAGTGTAATTAAAGTTTTTCTTTCCTGTAGGTTCATCTAGGATGATAAATTGAGATGTAATTTTAGTAATCCAATCTCCATCTTGGAGTGAATGTCCTAGTCCTGTTATTAAATATCCTATTTTAGCCCCAGCTTTATCTCCTTTATATCCTCTAGGTAATATTTCATCTGGTATTCTAAATATATTTCCAATTATTAGTCCACCAATACCATCTATATTTAATGATAATTTAGTTGGGATAATTGCTCTATTTTTCATATCATCTCCATTAATAGAGATAAAGAAACCAATTAAATCTTTTAATGCATTTTCGTACTCAGTTATTTTATCAAAATCATATTCATTAGATGTCCATAAACCTAGTAATCCAACTTTTTCAGCATCTTTAAAGAAGGAAGTTAATGTAGACATTGTTCTGGTTAACTGACCAATATTAGCTTCAGGATTATCTGGGTTGGGGTCTGAGTCTGTATTTTTATAGGGTATTACTCTATCTTCTATATTTTTATTAAAAGCAGTAAGGGTACTAACATCAGAACCAAGAGCACCTCCTCTTACTTGTGCTCCAATAGCAATCATAGTAGATTGTTCTGGGAATATTTGGGATTCTAGTTGATATGATCTTACAATTGATTTTGTATTTTGCATTTCAAAAGTGAAAGCATTATTATACACATCATTTTTATTAGTTGGATCTGTATAGTTAATATCTATTATTCTAGCAATGTCGTTTTCAATAAAAATATCAAAATTATTAATATTACCTGTAGCCGAAGATATTTGTGATAGTACAGTTTTTATAAAATCGTAAGCATTAATTTCTTTCTTCTCTTTTTTATCTTGAGATTCTAAATTAACATCTAAAGATAATGTATATAAAAATTGAAGATTTATAAATATATTTTCTATAATACCTAAACCATTTTTATTATACTCTTTATCATTATAAAAATAAGGCAATAATCCACTTAAATATCTTGTACTTTCTTTAGCAGCGTCTGTTAATTGTTTTGCATCCTCAGATACCTTATTAGCTTCTTGTTGAGCTACTACAATAGGATTAGTTCTAGCTATATTTACTCCTTCTGGGGTTAGTATATCTGATATAGAGGTATCATCTAGGTTTGCAGCAAAGGTTTGGTAAAGTAAATCATAAAAATAATTAAATACTCTTCCTTTTCTAAATTCAACTAAACTTGTATTTACTCTTTTTCCATCCTCTGAAGTAGCATCAAATATTAATCCAAATGATGCACTTTTATTTGGTAATTTAATTTTATAGCTAGGATCATTTAATTTTTCAATAAAAACTCTAGATAATTCTTTTATGTTTTGTATTATTTGCTCAGTTGAATATCTGTTATTTTCTGGTCCCTGTATAGTATCTTTTATATATTTAATTAAAGCTGATTTAATATTAATTTTAGATACAGGGATTGTGTTTCTTATTATATTATCTAGTAATTCATTAACATTAATATTACTATTAAACTTTATAACAACATCTCCGGTTTCAGGATTAGTGCTACCAGCAACTTGAGTTTCAATAGTTAATTGACTCCAAGTAGAAGAATTAATTACACATACTGTTGGATTTACTGATATTTGAAGTGGGTGTGCTAGGCAAAGAAGAGATTTATCATCTCTATCTTTTGTTGTTAATTTAACATAACAAGGATTGTTTTTTGTATTTTTTGGATCTTGTCCTGCCTTTAAAATAACATAGTTATTTAATAAATTAACTAATGAACCTAAAGAAACATATACTTGAATGTTACTATTTTCCCCAATTAATTTTTCTTTATCTATATTTGTGTTTGTAACTTCTAATTTTTTAACAAAGTAATAATAATAACTTTTGTCGTCGTACATTTCCTGATACTTTTCAGTACCATTATTTCCAGCCATATAATAGAGTTCTCTAAAAACTCCTGCTAATATGTTTTTATTATATGCTTCTGTAATGTTTGGTTTAGCATTACTAGGAATAGGATTTCCGTTTTTAATTTTATCATTTAAAAATCCTTTAAATTGATTATCTAAACCTAAAGTAGAAGGAACGTAATTTATTTTTAATGATTCTAATATTTCTCCTAAAGAAATAATAGTTGTTTGACAATCATATCCTCCCTCAGGTCTAGCTGACCATCCGTAGTTCATTATTTTACCATACATGGCTTCATAATTGCCACCAGATTTAAGAGACTTGTCGTAAATTTCTTTATATAAATCCTCTTTAGTATAAGTTTTATCTATAATATCTATGTAATCTATATTAGTTTTTAAAGCACCACTGTTATCCAAGAAAGGCATCCACCCCCATTCAATCAAAACAGTATATCCTGGGCGCATGTAGAGTAATTCTAAATCCTCAAGTTGACGAATATCCCAACATTGGAAATTTATTGTTACTTCTCTTAATGAACCATATGCTGATTTAGATCTAACATCTATTCCTGTAATGCCAGGCATTGGTTTAGTACCAAATCTATGAGGTGTTCCAGAAGGAGTCATACTACTGTATGCATTACCTGATTTTCCTACTCCTGATTTTAAGTTTCCGTTTGAATCTAAAGTACCTCCTTGTAAAATGTAAGATTTAGCTAAAGCATTTGTTCCCTCTACGTTTACAGAGGATGACATTCTTATCCAAGAATTGCGCGAATTAAGATATTGGATATTAGTAGGGGTACGCTCTACCATTGCTCTCTGCCTAACGGCTAGAGATCCACTTATTTCGGGTTTAAAAGATTCTTTAAATATTGACATAACATTATCTAGCTTGATTAAAGCGGTTATATGATTTTAAAACATTACTTATATCTGTTGGTATTCTTAATTGAGTACCTGGTTCTGGGTATAATGCGCCCTTTGTAATGTTATTATTTGCTACGGATATGATCCACCATAAAGTAGCATCACTGTAGTATGAATATGCTAGATTATCGAGTCTATCACCTACATTAGTAATAACATACACATCAGATTCTGACAAAGGAATATTAGGATAATATTTCCCCCTGTAATAAGGTCTGTTTGTATATTCAGTTTTTAATATGATTCCGTCTTCGTATCTGTTATTCATGATTATGTTCCTGCTAAAATGCTTCCTGTTATATATTGATTAGTTGACGACTCATTTGCATTTTGTGCAATATGAGAAGTAGTATTTGATTTTTCAGATATCAAATTAACACCTCTAGTTTGAGAACCAATAGGAGTAAACGTCATTTGTACTTCTACAATATGAGGAAGTATTAATATATTTTCACTATTTATAGGTTCATTTATAGCTATTTCCCAAGGTGAATCTTGAGGTATATTATATGATAAACTATTTATTATGCCATCTTGTCCATCAATCCAGTTACCAACAGTCATTCTTACTAATGGTCCTCTCATTAAATTATTATTATAATCAGGCATTAAATTACCCATTAAATAATTTAACTTTTGATACATGGGTTCCATTTCAATAGCAGATAATGCTGCTACTTTAAAACTAATATTTAATTGGCGAGTAAAACCATCATATACATAAAATCTATCACCTCTACCAGCATATTTAATTTCATTCCAACTAGCATTTGTATTATCTGTTAATTGGGTTAAATAAGCTCTAAATATCATCCAGTTACCTAATATATCGCCTGTATTATTTGATGTTAATGATTGTATTCTAAATTTAACTAAATCATTAATATTATTTTCTTTACCTTCTATAGTAATTTTATCCCCTATTGTTCTATTATTGTTTGAAAATATAGGAGTTAAATTAATTGAGTCTTCTAATCCACTTCCTACTCTATTTTCACGATTAACTTTATTCCAAGGAATATCTATTTTTACTATTTTAGATCCATTTGAGTATACAGGTTTTTCTAAAGCATCTGGTAATATTTCTCCTCCTACAAGTCCTCCTACTATTCCTTCTGTAGCATTATTATATAATCCAAAAGCATTTACTTGTACTCCATTTAAAGTATATGTTCTTTCTCTTAATTTTTTAGAATTAATTATATTTTGATATGTTTGGTAAGAAGCATTTTTAACTGGAACATATTTTGCAACCACTGCGTCTCGAGTAGATGAAATTCTATTGCCTGTTGCTGTTAGAGGAATATTTTCAGTAATAATACGTCCATAAGTAGCAGTATCAATATTAGAAGGAGCCTTAGTTGGATTATTAGAGTCTAAACTGTTATACTGTCTAAGATTTTTAGCAGCATTTGCTTTACTAACTATTTGAGCAGCAGCTCCAAATAATGGTCTAAAAAGTAATGGTAAAGAAATATTTAATCCTCCTATTCCTAGGGATGAGTTATAGCTGGAGAAATATTGTTGTGATAGTCCTAGAGTACCAATGTAATTTACTTTACCTTTTTCTTGTGGATCTTGTTTATTAATACCATTTGAAGTATAATCATATCTTCTAATTGTTGTTCTTCCAATCCCATAAACAGATCCAGGACCACCTACGTAATCATCAATTATTTGTCTGTTTTGAACACTAGGTAGTGTTATACCAAATACAGATAAAGCAGATTGAATTGTACTTAATACTCTTCCTGTTTGGGTTTGTGGTGGGAGAAGTTCAATTGCTTTTTGAACTAATCTGTTAGTACTTGATTTAGGTAAACCAGCACCAACATATGCTTTAGAATTATTTGCTTGTACTACAGCTAAATACTTAGTATTATCATCTTGTACAGGTAATAAACCATGTCTATTAAGATGAACACCAAAGGCATTAACTGGTACTTGTGCTAATGTGTTGATTCCTAAATTATAGATACGAGTTGGTCCTATACCAAACTTATCATTTATGGTGTTAGCAAGATTACTTAAGAATCCTAAAACACCACTTCCACCACTAGGTAATTTTCTAGTTTCTAATTTAGGATTTGATAATTGTAAACCTACTTGTCTTACTATAAAAAGAGGACCTTGTGGAAAATCAGTAAGAAATTTCCCAATACGAAAAGTATCAACAATTGAAGCGTTAGCGGCACCTACTATACCTCCTCTAATCAAACCATCGTCGAATTTAGTCATTCTAAAACGGTTAAACCCTGTATCAACAGTGTTTATATCAACTTGTTGATATGGTTGGCCACTATTACCTCCTCCTGGTTGGTCTTTTCCGTACTTAAGTGATTTTAAGTCGGTTTTTAAGTCAAGTAGGGGCATAATATATTAATAACGTCCTTCAGTAGGTCCTAAATCTCTATAAGTGCGACCTCTTTTGGATTTATATACTTGAGATACAACACCTGCATTTTGTAAATTAGGAGCGTTTGGATCTAATTCGTCTAATGTAGAAGGTAACGGTTTGTTTGGTAAGTTACCTTTAATTAAACGCCAACTTACATCAGGATTTCCATCAACTGAATATAATTGATGTAATGAATCTGGTGGAATAGGGTTAACACCGAATTGTTGTGGTTTGTTGCCACCCAATCCTAAGATGCTACTTTTTAATTTGTCTAATAATCCCATAATTTTATTGTTTAATATAAATATTTAATTGTTATGCTGCTTTGTAAGATCCTTGTACAGCTGAAGTGGCTATTTGTTTAGAAAATGCTTCTCTACCCTCAGGTATATACGCAACGGCTGGGCGAGTTAGGGCATCTTTAACTACTTTAATAAGTTCAGACATATCTCCACCCATATTTAAGGCACCTTTAGGGAATGACATTACATCATCACCTTTAAATAAATTGGTACCTGCTATTACAGTATCATTGTTGTTTAACGCTACATTTCCTGTTGGTGTAATAAGTGTTCTTGCACCATATCCTATCATATCATCTGCTGTACCAAAAATAGCATCAGCTACTTTACCACCTAAAGCTCCACCTGCAATACCACCACCTACTGTTCCTACCCCAGGTGCTATAAATGATCCTAAAGCACCACCACCAAGTGAAAAAAGACCTGATACTAAGGCTCGGCCTATAGATTCTCCTGCTCCTTTTCCTTCAGATATGTTAGCTCCTGCTTCAATTCCTCCCATAGCTAAAGCAGTAAGAGCATTTCCTTTCAGTCCTTTAGAAAGCATTTTACCAGCCATTTTACCAACTCCTTTCATTCCTCCTGCTTTAAATGATCTTCCTAATCGTCCTACACCACCACCAAGTAAATCACCACCACCACCAGCAGCACTAGCATCTTTTGTAATCATAGGATTAGAAAGAGTACCTTTAGTAAGAGATTTAGCTACTACTGCTGTTAAAGCACCTATAGTTGCAATAGAAGCTAATCCACCTATTGCTTTACTTAATCCTTCAGGTAAAATGTTTTTTATTAATTCAACAAAAGAACCAAATTTACTAAATATTTTACCTATAATATCTAAAGCATTAGATAAGCCTTCTATAAAGGCAGCCATTGGTCCTGAAACTAGGTTACCAATTAAGTCTTGTAATTTAAGAATGGCTTGATTAAATTTAGTTTGGATATCTTGTCTTTTCTGCGCTTCTAAAGCTTCATCTTTAGTTATTTGAGCTAAAGATTTACCTGTTTCTTTAGCTAATTTTTGTTTTTGTAATTGATCAGCAAGTTGATCTGCACTTAAACCTAAAGCTTCAGCAAATGATTTTTGAGCTATAACATTCATGCCTTGAAACTTCTCAAGTGTCATTCCTTGATTACTAAGTTCCTTAGCTAATGTTACTTGATCACCCATTAAAGCGGCTGCTCTTGCTCTTTCAAGATTAAGTTCTTGACCAGTAATCAATTCAGCTTTTAATTCGTTTTCAATTGAGGTTTCAAAATTTAAAAGTGCCTCACCTTGATTTTTTACTTGTTCAAGAGAGGTACCTAATGCTTTAGCCTGTACTATTGCTTTAACAATAGAAGCTGGGTTGTTTTGGAGATTAGCTGCTAGCTGTCCTGATACTTTAGCTGCTTCGGCTATTGTGGCTTTAAATGGTGCTCCTACTTTTAGAGTATTTCTAGTAGCAACGAAAGCACCAACCATTGCATCATTAACTGCTTTGGATGATTTTCCTGTTAATACAGAAAATTTATAAATACCTGCTGCTTCATCCGCTGTTAGACCAAATTGTTTGGTTAACATTATCTGTGTTCCGAGAGCATCGGCTGAATATTCAGCTACAAGTCCTGTAGCTGTATTCAGTTCATTCATTGCGTCAGCCGCGTTCTGAAGAGTAAAGTTTAGGTTGTCTGAACTTTGGGCTGCTTTTACTAATTCTTTAGTTGTTCTATTAGCATTATCAGCACCGTAACCTAAATTCTTGCTTATATCAACAGATACTTTATTGAAACGTAATCCCGAATCAATAATTATCTTAAATATAGCTCCTATACTAACAAAATCTTTAACTGATTTGCTTATATCTTTTAGCTTATTTTTTAAATGACCCGCTACTGTACTAGTTCTTTGGTATTCTTCGTTTATTTTTTGTAATGTACGAAGTTGATTATCAAGTTGATATAATATTTGTCTTTCAGCTACAAGTTTATCAGCAAGGCGTTTTTTACCCTCAGCGCGATATTTTATTTCATCTAAAAGATTAGCCTCAAGAGCTTTTTTACTTTTTAAAAGTTGTGCTTCTACTTTTTTAGTAATATTTTCCCCTTCAGAGAATTTTTTAGTTAATTCTTCAGCATTAATAACAGCACTACTTAAGCCTTTACCTAATTGAGAAGCTACACTAGCAACTGTTTTGTTAAGTTGCTCAAACTCTTTATTTAGATCTTCTAATTGTTTCCTTAATTCTTGTGGGTCTGCCATAATATAATATTACATCATATAAATATTAAAGGTACCTATTTTTTAGGTACCTTCGCTGTGTATGTTGGTGTAACGTTTGGTCGTGCTATTTCTTTATTTGACTTATTTTTAAGCATGTTTTGTTGCTTTTCCATACTTTCACGTTGTTTTTCATAATGTTCTTTTAATGTTTCAAACGTAAATTTACGCAACCAAATAGGCATATTATAAACTGTGTCCCAGTCATAACCGCCTTGTCCATTAAATACTATTTCATGGATTTGCTTAAATAAAAATAATCTATGCTCCTGAGTCAGGCCAAAAAAAGTTAAGAGATATCGGTATTACTATACCCTCCCCTGTATAGTCTTCATCTTCGGGCTTGTATATTAAATCAACGTCTGGGGATGTTTTGTTATAGTGCTCACGTAATGATCTTGCATCTTTTGCAATAAGGTAATTATCAACAAAATCACGAATATCTTTTGCTTCACGCTTACCTTCAACAGATGTAATCATGTATTTTAAACGTGTAGTAGCTTCAAATGAAACATTTGGGTGGATTTTTTGTAAACCTTTAATTTCAGCTTCAATTTTTTGTTCGTCCCCGTGTGTTAATAACTTAAATGTAATGTTATTTCCTGAATGGGGTAATGTGAAAGGAAAGTCATTCATTCCTTTTTTATACAAATTATAATCAACCTTTTTATCTTCCATTTTAGATAAATCAGCTGTTGCTTTTATTTCTTGTCCATTAGAATTAGCATAGGTAAATTCATAATCTTTACCATATCCTAATACACGAGCAGCAATTAATATTGCATTTTTATCACCAATTAGCAATTCATTATAGTCAATTGGAGTAATAATTAATGCTTGTAATAATTTGTCAATTACTGTACCTTGACGAATATAGTTAGCATTAGTAAGAATGTCTTCTTCCTTTGCAGTCATATATTTCATTTCAATTTCACCTTTAGCTAGCGGTGATGATTCGGGATACAGTAATCCTTTTGAAGGTAACGAAACTGTTTCTGTTGGGATCTTTAATTCGGCCATAAACTATTTTATTGTTATATATATAAATATACGAAAAAAGAAGGTGCCTGCAAAGCAGACACCTAAAAGAGAGAAATATGAAGGAGGAATTAGAAGTTCAATACGCAGTAATCCATAGCGATTGTTACTGATAAGTTGATTGCGGATTCACTTGCCCAATCATATTCACCAAAAGATGCAGTTTTGCAATAAGCACCTTTGATAATCCACTCACCAACAACATCACCTACAGGACCTAGGATGTCTAAAGTTAAATCTTTCTTATAGAAATCAGAATAACCATCGCGGCCAGTTACTGATTCGTGTGCTAAACGAGCCCATTCCATCACTGCTTGTGCGCCCGATGGAGTTACAGGATCGTATAAACTTAAAGTCATGTCATTCCATCTAACTTTACCTTTAACTTTACGGTAAACGTTGATGTGATCTAAAATAATTTCACCAGCTTCAAATCCAGGAGCAGTGGCGCTTTTAATCAAGTATGAAGGAATACCATCAATGTACATGATAAAGCGATTCTGAACTTTAGGTTCAAATGCTGTGAACATTATTTCGTTAGCGTCTAATACAGGCATTTTATATAATGTTTAAATTGCTATTAATAAATATTAGCAACTACATCCCCTTATGCAGGGAATGTAGCGCCAGTTGGTAATACATTGAAGTTCAAGATAATAAATTCAGCAGTCTTAGTTGGTTGGATATAGATCTGACCTACTAATTGGTTTCTGTCGATTACATCAGGAGTATTGTTTGTATCATCCATTACTACTTTGTAAGCAAATAAACCTTGTCTTTGTACTACTGATTCAAGATATGGATTTACTTGAGATAAGAAGCGGTTACGAGTAACGTTAGTATTTTGTTCGAATACTAAGTTGTTTGCAACTTGGCCAATATAATCTTTTAATGCAATCAACAAACGACGAACGTTTACACGATCAAGAGCTGTTGATTTCTTTTGTAATGTCTTTTGACCAAATACTACAACACCTTCTCCAGGGAATGTAGCTAATGGATTAACACCTGCTGTATATAAGTTATCACGATCGCTTTGAGATAATTTTCTTTCAGCACGTAATACTGAAGGAACACCACCGCGGTTTAAACCTGCTGGAGCGAACCATTCAGCACCAACTTGGTCGTTGAATGCTAAAACACCACCCATTACTGTTGAAGGTGGAACCCATACAGCTTTACCTAAACCACTTGAGAATACTTGAACCCAAGGCCAATAAGCAGCAGCATAGTTGCTATTTTGACCAGCAGCTGCGGTTGCAGCTGTAGAAACTACTTGGCCGTATAATACAGTATCTACCATTGCAATAGCATCACCTCTGTTTTCACAAACAGAAATCATAGTTGATACTGATCCGTTATTTAGAGCAACACCTGGGGCTAATAATACATTGTATCTGTATTCATCTTTATTTGCTAATAAATTGAAAGCAGCTATATAAGAAGCGGAATCAAATCCTTGAATGTTATTCGTAGTAATCAATTCATTCATTAATTGAGCATTTGTAGTAGCAGCTAAACCGCCATTAAATGCACCACCTATTGAACCACTACCTAAAGCAGGTAAGCTACCGCTATATGTTGTAGTTTGACCTGGTACTAATGAACCAGATTTAAAGAAACCATTGTTGTCAATAGAATCAACTAATGGAATTGTTATAGATTTAACACGTACATACTGAGAAGCATTAGCATAAGAGCCAGTATAGTCGATATATGGATTGCCATCGCTATCAACTTTATAAACTGGTTTATTATCACCAATTACGCGAGAAATAAAGTTTGGTTGATTTGGATCTAATGATAAGTTAGGCCATGTTTCTAGATAGTTAGGTTGAGCTGTATTGTCATTACCTTGACGAATTGCTAAGGTAAAGGTACCGCTACCTGTGTTAACTTGTGTTACTTCCCAACGAACGTTAGTTGCACTGCCGTTTGCTAAGGCACCGTTTGTAATGCTACCGCTGTTATTCATTATATTACCCCAAGCTAATGTCTCAAGAGCAAATGATGAAGAAGCAGTGTTCATAATAGCAGTAACAGAAGCACTAGAATAAGTACTCATGTTAGTACTACCACTAGAAATTACTCTTGTTACAAGTAATGTTTGTCCACCGTTTTGAAAGAAATCTTTAGCAGCTAAAGATGTAAAATACTCATAGTAGTAACCACCACTTTGAAATGTTTCTCCGAATTTGGCCAAATATTCACTGTAAGAAGTTACATAGGTAGGAACGAATGGCTGACCCAACACAGTTGGACCAACAATTGATGTTGATGTACCTTGAATACCTTGCTGTACTAATGATTGGTCAGATTCATTTTGGAATACACCAGGAGATAGAATTTGTTCTGCCATTTTATATTATTGTTTTTGAAAAATTTAATAGGATTGACCTAATAATAAATATCCAAAAACCATTATAAACCGCAGAATTATTACTGGATAGGTGTGATTTCTCCGGTTTCGATATTTATGTTACCTTGACCGTATTTTTCCTGAAGTGAATTGATTAGTTCTGCTTCTTTCTGTTCAATTGTTTTAAGATCAGATACTAAGCCTTTTTTAGCTTCTTGTAGTTTTTCAATATTTTCTTGAAATACGATTGATTGTGCTTCAGCTGCACCAATCTCAAGAATTGATTGATTGTACTTGGATTGTAAATCTTTAATAGATTGTAATTCTTCTTGTGTTAATTGTGCCATAACTTAATTTTATTATAATTCCCATTTAGCTAATGGGCAAGCTTTGGGGCCTTCAATAGGCGAAAATACTTTTTTAGATAATGGGCAACCACATTTACCACATATAAATGAATTAATTGCTTTAACATGAGTTTTATGTTCGCAACCATCACATATATGTGATCTATGTTGGGCTATAGTAAGTTGATCAGGCGTGGGATTTGCCGCAGTTACCCACGCCTGAAATATTTCTGATATTTTATTCATCAACCTTAATCAATTTGAAGAATGTGTTATAAACACCATCTGTTTCAACACCGTCGAATTCTTCAAGTTTAAAACCTTTATATTCCAATTCACGTTCTTCACTCAACAATGCGTTGAAATCGTTTTGGAATTTGATAAAGTCAGGATTTACTTCACGAGAAACTAATTCTTTAGTATCTTCGTCAACAACCTCATTGATATAAACAGGAATACTAACAGCACCGTTTTCTTCTTTACCGTACTTTTTAATTAATTCCTCTTTAAGTTTTTCTACTGATTCTTTTTCAGTAGCAACTTTTTTGTTAAGGTCATGTAACCAATACTTTGTAGTTAGTTTAATTTTCTCGCTCAATAATCCTTTAGCTAATACTTCACCAGTTTGTTGGTTACTAACACCATTTAATTCAGCTTCAAGAGCATAAAATTCTGATAACTTCAATGTAATTTTTTCCATATATTATTTATTCTTTTTTACTTGTTTTTTCTTTGGGGCATTTTGTTTAGGTGCAGCTTGTTTAGGTGTAGCTTTCTTTACTTTTTCTACTACTTCTTTAACTTCTGCTTTAACTTCAGCAACGGCTTCTTTAACTGCTTCGATTGGTTTTTCAATAGCGTCAGGAATGTTGTTGTTGTTTGCATCTTTTACTTTACCGGCTTTCATAGCAACGAATACCGCTACGGCAACGATGATTAAGATTACTAATACTGTCATAATAAATTTTATTTGTTTGATATAAATATATACAAGAGAATGAAGACCACCAAATTTTTTAATAACAAGAACCTCCTGCATCATATGTTTGGGTACCAAAAGAACTTGGAGATGCGTATGCACTAAATGCATTAAGGTCTAGTATACTTTCATTACTCGAAGCACCATATACAGTATTCGTTCCAAAATTATTTCCTGTTGTAATGTCGGTGGATCCTCCTATTAAATTACCATTAACACCTTCCCAGGACCAATATATAGTTACAGTTGTATTAACGTTAGCAGATGCGGCAGCAGAAACAGTAACACCACCACTACTATCAGCAGATGCATAGTCACATAACGTTATGTATACTATAACTCCAGTAGAATAGTTATACCATTCGCTCATAGCATGTGGTGCTGTTTGGTTTAAGCTACCACTTTGGTTAGCTAACCAAAACAACGAACCCACAGCAGGAGTTGTGCCTCCTGCTAGTGAAGAGTTAGCTGTATTTGATGTTCTACCTAATTCAGTATTGAACATACTCATTGATATAGCACCACTTCCCGGTATTGCCATACTTTATTATTCTACAGTTGTTGTTGTAGTTGTTGTACTTGTAGTTGTTGTGGTTGTTAACCATGGAGACTGTAAAGTAACTACTGGTGGGTTGATTTGGTTAGCAATGTTTTGTGCTAAACTAGCTTCCAAACTAGCTACTTGCTCAGGTCCCATAGCGGTTTCTACCCATCCTTGTACTTGTTCTAATGTTAACTCTTCGAATGGAGTGAACGCTGAACCAGATGTGTAAGTTAAACTTTGTGTTCCAATTGATTGTGCATTATAAGTTGTTTCGTCTACTGTTTCAGTAGCGTGTAACTGCCAATGTGCTACGAATACTACATCAACTTCGCCTGATGCTGTTGGATAAGCCTCTAATGGGTTGATTGTCCAAAAATAAGATACTGCCATTTTTTTATTTGTTTATTGTTTGTAATAAATATTTGAGATCGTCTATTTGACGCTGTTGTTCTTTAATTGCTTCGATAAGTACACCAACCATGTTTCCATATGCAACACTGTAGTTGCCATTAGTGTCTTGTTGTACTACTTCAGGTAATATAGGTA